GTTGTGCAACCAGTCAATGCAGTTTGTGCGTTCAATCAACCTACCTTGGTTGTGCAACCAGTCAATGCAGTTTGTGCGTTCAATCAACCTACCTTGGTTGTGCAACCAGTCAATGCAGTTTGTGCGTTCAATCAACCTACCTTGGTTGTGCGACCAATCAATCCGGGTCGCGTGTGCTCTAGAAAAAGGTGGGGGACTCAACCTGAGCTAACATTTTTGGGGCAGGTGGGGGATGCAAGGCAAGCTAACGTAAATGAGCGAGGTGGGGGACTCGATCCAAGCTAACATTTTAAAATGAAATTTAAAAAAGTGGGGATCAAGACTACGGCTAACGTAATTTAAAAAAAAATAGCTTGCATATTAAAATAAAAATGGATAGAGTGTTTTTCAAAGGAGGTAGAATAAAATGGATACATACACAGATATTTATAAACACTCGTATGCTCCGTCTCATTACGAATACAAATATGTTAGGGGCTCAAAAAAAGATATGCCTGAAAATGAATATACGAAATTTGGAGACATAATTCCGAAGGATGGCAGTGAAATTTTTGCGAGAATACATATTGATGGCAGAAATATTACAATTATCGGAAAGTTTACACGTTCCGAATCTGATAATAGCGTAGGAATTGTTGCCGCTGGAGGAGTCTTTGGCGCAATAGGTATCTCCGTAAACTACGATGATATTTGGAAATATAATTAAAAAATATCATAGAAAGGGGTGTGCTGAAATGAAAAATAATTCTGAAATACGCATCTATGAAACTCAGCATTTCATAGGATATGTACTCAAGCATAACATTACCGGGGTTATTATTGGTGTAGATTCCAATGAAATTCTTGGTTTCGTACAGAATTTCACGACTGAGCGCAGGATCAGAACATATGCGGGAAATCTTGAAGTTTTCGATTCAATAAAAGGCGAATTTCAAGTTTACGGAAAATTCGTAGAAAAAGTAAAATTTTCATATAATTTTAATAAAATAAAAAAGTATTGGAACGATGGAGGGAAAGATATTTTCATACATAAATCTATCGTGCCTTACCGTAAAAAAGAATATTTTGTTTTAAATACTGGTGTTATGAGCGAGAACGCCGTGAATATCGCTATCACAGATTTTAGGAATCAATATGACCCGGATAAAACGAGAGTCTGGAAGCCAGTGCCATACAGAGGGCTGAATGAAGGCTGGTTTGATATTGTTAATAAATGCGGTAGGTTGGCATGAATACGGAATACTCAAAAACTTGGAGTTTTGGAGAACCTAAAAATTACTCTGATAAAGTATTGCACCCTCTTTATCCTTCCCCTAACAAATGTCCAATATGCGAAAAATATAATGCTTTTATTGGATTTGAGGAAGATAGAAAAGAATTTATAATTTGGAAATGTCGTTATTGTCATTCACGCTTTAAATATTTAAAAAAAGGAGTTTTAAAATGAAAAACGATATTCGTATCTCAGTGCCAGCATATGATTTTGGAAGGGACTGCCCTGTTTGTGGTGGTTCACATACGGTTTTCCAAAAGGATGGGAACGAACTAAGAGGAGATGGGGAGACGGTTTTTATTTGGAAATGCACAATGTGTGGGCGTGAATATGAAGTTCCATCAAAAGAGATTTCCCAAAGAATGTATGTCATGAAAAGACGTTTTGTCGAAAAGTTTCCCGAAGCATTTGCATATGGAGTAGTTGCTTCTCTAGCCGGATTTGGTGCGGTGGTCTTGTTTACAATTCTTATCGTGTATATTTTTAAATAAACATAATTGTTGACATGCTAGCGAAAATTCGGCATAGTGTGTTCACGAAGAGTTTATCTACGAAGAATTTATCAAGGAGGATGAAATGTCAAATATTTCTCAGAAGAACGTAGAGCGAAGGAAAGAACTTTTTACTCTCATTTTAAGTAGAAAGACGGATAAAGAGCTAGCTCATCTTTGTAGAAGATCGCCGGGGCAATGCACGGTATATGCAGTCTGCCCAGATGCAAAAGAAGGTCCATGCCCGTTCAAGGCTATGTGTAGTGATGTAGATGAAAGTCATTGGAGCGAGGTGAGAGCTATGGTAGAAAAAAAGGAAGACAATAAATTGAAAAGCGTAGAACATGAAGACCAGCCGAAGAAGGTCGAAGCACCTTTTCCTCTCATTGACTCCAGTTTTCTTGATGAAGGCATAGATTCTTATAAATATTTGTTTGAAGAAAATTTGGTTGAAGATCTTGCCAAACAATGTAATAATAAAATTCTCTACGGCTACAATACGTGTCCTCTCGTAAATAAGGATGTTGGGTGCCCTTTTGAAGATAATAAGTTGTGCTCAGAAATCACTGCTGACGATTGGAGGAAACTTGAATTGTATGTAGAGGAAAAAGAAATTCAGGATATTAATAATCAAAGCGAGGCCCCAGACCCTCTTATTCATTCTTGCGTTATTGATGAATACCTACAATCGTATAAACTTTTATTGGAAAATACAACTCCTTTTGGTTTTGCTAGGCAATGCAGTGATGTAAGAAGAACTGCTAGATGCCCTCTTGAAAATGAAAAAGCCCCGTGCCCTTTCGGAAGTAATAAGGGGTGTTCAGAAATCATTGAAGAAGATTGGGAGAAGCTAAAATCCTATGTACTTGAAAAGACGAAATCTAGTGACGTAAACCAAGAAAATATGAATACTGTAGAACATGAACCTCCAAAGATGGTCAACCCCGAACTTTCTGACGTTAATTCATACATCGTCTATGAAAACCTAAAATCATTTAACTCTGTACTTATTAATAATGTTTCATATGATAATCTAGCTAAACGCTGTAATAACTCTTCAAATAAGATCTTAGGATCATGCCCTATTAGTCATACCAATCATTTTTGTCCTTTTATGTCTCCTTGTGAGAAGATATCTTCCGATCATTGGAGGGAAGTCGGGGAGCTTGTGGCAAATGAATGGGAAAATCTTGCAATGTATGTAAAGGAAAAGGAGGAAGCTAATATGCAGAGAGAAGCTAATATGCAGAGAGAAGCTCATACACAGGAAAATAATACTCAGGAGGATATTGCGCAGGAAACTAAGGAATCTCCTGTTCGATGCTACTATGCTTTCATGGTGAAAGAAGAAAAGATTGTTTTTTACAAAGGCGTTTTTACGCGACGTAAGACTGTACCTGTGGCGTTTACCTCTGAAAGTCAGAGAGATCTTTTTGTTCGTAATTACGAATGCTCCTACGCAGTAAGCCGTAGACAGCTTTTGCATGAACTTGCGGACGCCTATCAGGATAGAAGTATTACAGAACTGTCTAGGGTAATCTCGGAAATTCGGAGACGCGCAATCTCCGCGACGGAGAATAGTAACGGAGCCATTACTTACAGTGACTATCTTTACTTCGATATGGCGGAAATTGTTTTTGATATCTAAACTATAAACTCACTATATGCAGCGTGTCCGAGATCGATAAAGACACGCTGCATATAAAAAGGAGTGAAAATATGAATCTTTCCGAATGTTTGAAAATGTTCCCACATGATCGGTATTTTGATGACCTTGAAGTTAATCCTATGCAGCTTGCGGAGCACTATTACTTTAGGAAAAACACCAGACCGGGAAGCATTGATTATAGGGATTCCGCGCTTGCTTTGATGTTGGCGGAAGGCACAGATTTTTCTTCGACCGATAATACTACTCATTTGATCCACAGATTTATTGATGTCAAGTGTATTCAGTGTAAGGGTAAGATGCACTATAAGACAGCACATGGATCTGAGCATACGAATGTCATTTTCAAGTGTGATTCCTGCGGAACGGAACTTACTTTGTGCCTTGCAAATTTCTCCGTAAAATTTAAAAAATAGAAAAAAATGGTTGACTCCTATGAGAAGTTTCGATACATTCAGTTTTGTTGAAAGGATGATTGTCGCTGCCATAGTGGTCTTTGTGTTTTCTATTCTTCCAGCATGTAGTCATGCTGAGAATGCAAACGATGAAGGCTACGAGGGCATAAAAAAAGTAAATCTACGAAAAGGAGAAAAATTTGTAGGGATGAGTCAAGCCTATAAACGTGGTGGTCTAATCATAACCACGGAAAGACCATTAGACGAATCCCCCAAATGTTATACGGTCTATAGAGATCCTCTTCTCTGGGATGGATTGGAAATAGAGCTAAGAATCTGTGAGCAATAAATAAACTAAAAGAGGATAAAAATGAAGATTCGTAATTTCACCGGACACGATATTAATATTTACAATCCTTCTGGAACTGTTGAGCTGCTTCGTTTTAAATCCGAAGGTATGGCTCGGGTTAACTATATCCGAGAATATGATGGAGTATTCTGTCCTGATCATGGACCCTCACTTTACGTACCTGTAAGTGAAATTGTGGAAAGAGAGATTAAAGGCTTGCCCGCTCCGGAATTGGGTGTTATGTACATCGTAACGAACATGGTTTTTGATTCGTCTGACAGGATTGATTTGCTTTGCCCCGACGAACTTGTACGGGACGAAAATCATCGTGTCAAAGGATGTTCTAGCCTTCGTAGGCGCACCGTTTTTAATTCTTAAAGAAAGAGGTTAATTGTCATGCAGACGTTTCTTCCCACTCCTGACTTTCTTGAAACGGCTAAGATTCTGGACAACAAAAGATTGAATAAGCAGATTGTTGAAGCGTACCAGATTCTTTCGGGCCGCGTACCTACAAAGAACCATCCAGCTTGTCTTATGTGGGAGGGGTATGAATACGATTTAAGAAAATATATTGCGACTTTGTGCTCCGAATACTATATGCGGTTCGGAAAGTCACATGCGACTCGTGAATGGTTGAATGGTGTCAGATTATACAGTTTTGAGTCAACCGAAAAACCTTTCTGGCTCGGGGATAATCTTTTCCACCTGTCGCAAAGGGTTAACCTCTTGCGTAAGGACTTTGACTACTATCATGCGAAAAAGTTTTTTGGCGGCATTAGCAAGGACTCGTTGGATTGCTACCCAAAGGGTTACTACTGGCCTGTAGCGAAGCCCAATGGAACCGCGCATAAAGATAGAATGAATTGGATTGAGTGGAGTTCCAAAAATAATTTTTAAAAAAGTGTTGACAAGGTAACGAAAATTTCATAGTATGCGTTTCAAGAGAAAGGGAACACGGAAATATTCTATCAAACCATTTTAATCTAAACATTTTAATCGACAAGGAGAGATCAACATGGCTATTATGATTCCTACCAGCTTTTTCTATGGCAAGAAGAATCCCGAAAAGGCGTTGCGTTGTGCAGAATGTGGAAAGCCCCGCGTAAGAGGGACTCAGCTTTGCGACAAGTGCAAAGCGGAATTTCGTAAGCCCGTAAAGGCCCCGAATTATGCGAAGCCCGAATAATTGGATTTTGTAAAGTGGTGGGGGCTTAATGCCCCCATATGCTAACAAAAAAATAAAAGAGGATAAAATGGAAGAAGAAAACGTAAAACGTGAAGCTTCTTATGGGACCATCCGTTTATCGAGGGCGCAAATCGGTGGAGGCGGTCAGTTCTTCTTTGGCTCTAAAGTAAGAGTAACTAATTCGATTCTTATTGAAATCAATAATGCCGAAATTGTTACAGACCACGGGGAACAACGAGTTAGGGATGCTGGAGGCGCTCCACTTATCAGGGTTGAGCTTACTCCACTCCAATTCTCTGAGCTTCTTATGTCCGCAGATAGATATGAGGGCGTTCCTTGTACCATCACTCGCCATCCTATTCACGGTACTGTGAAATACGTTCGTGAAGACGTTAAGACGGATGCCGACCTTGCGGAGGAAGCATTTAAAAAATCCGTTGGGCGGCTTAAAAACACATTGGCTAAGGACGCTATGGCAGTAGTTAATGAATCTAAGCTATGCAAACGTGACAAAGAGCGAATCCTACGGGCGCTCGACACCGTCGAACATAATCTTACAGCTAACAGTGAATATAACCTCAAATGCCTCCGTGAAGCCATAGAACGTACTTTAATGGAAGCTAAAGCTGAAATGGAAGGGTATATTCAAAATCGGTGCAAGCAGCTTGGCCTTGAAAATCCGTATGAAAAGGAGTCTATTGAATGAGATCTCTCAAAAAAGACATAGGGGAAATAATTACTATTAGCGATATTGCTTACATGCACACTCAGGCTTGTAAAGATCTTGGTAGGGACTGTTTGTGGAGCCACTGTCCATTATTTCATAGAGGATCGTGCGATGAAATTGAACAATCAGATTGGATTGAGGTTTTGGAAAAAATGGTTAAGGAGGAGCTTGTAAAATGAGCATCAATAAGAAAACCGTAGACACCGCAATCTTTGAGTGCGAAAGATTTCTCGAACGGGCAAGGCTCGTAGCCGCTCTTGGCTACGAGTATGCTGGAGTAACGTATACCGCAGCATTGAAACGGTCTTGCGCGGAAGTAAGAAACGCTATGGTAGCCGTAAAAAAGGAGGTAGGAGCGGAAGAATGGGAAGAAGAATGTCTCCAGCGTTCTATCCAAAAATGGAACCTCCGGGAAAAACTAGACCATAAAGGTGGTTCCGATGAATAACGAAAAAACGGAAAAGGGTGCTTCAATTCTACAAAAGACGGAAGATGATATTCTCCTATTTTTGGTTTATGCTATAATCAATCTGGTTTACGTTGTTGGTTTATTTGGGTTTCTTCTGCCGTTTTTGATTAGTTCCGAATCTACGGCTTTGGTTCTGACCGGAGCGGCATTGATTATTAGTTTCCCCGTAACTGTATTTTTGAGTTATAAAATTTTTAAAATTATTTCTAAGGAAGATGTATAATGAAAAAGATTATCGCGTGTGTTACTCTTGTTTTTGTCCTTGCTTTCGGCATTTACGCTCTTACTTGTATTGAGAAAGTCGAGGCTGGATATGTCGGCGTAAAGGTGAATTTGCTTGGCTCGTCGAAAGGTGTGGATACTGAAAAGCTTGGTGTAGGCCGCTATTGGGTAGGCATCAATGAACAGCTTTTCACGTTCTCTACGGCGCAGCAGACAAAGGAATGGCGGGGAACCGGAAATAGCGGCGCATTCCAATTCCAATCCAAGGAAGGGCTTTCTCTCAGTGCTGACGTTTCTCTGTCTTACTCCGTTGATCCCGATAAAGTGTCTTTGCTTTTCCAGACGTACAGAAAGGGCATTGACGAAATCACGAACGTATACGTTTACAATATGATTCGAGACGAGATTGTCCGTGCCGCTTCTACGAGGACTTCTGAGCAGCTTTACGGGGAAAAGAAGACCGAGTTTATCATGCAGGTGACGGAGGCCGTTCGTGAACGTCTTGCGCCTCTTGGGATTAAGATTGATTACATTGCCATTGTTGGCAATATCTGGCTTCCCCAGAACGTAAAGGAAGCGATTGATGCTAAGGTAGGCGCTATTCAGATTGCTACGCAGCGTCGCACAGAAATTGAAACTGCGCAAGCTGAGGCGGATAAGAAGAAAGCCGAGGCGGAAGGCCGTGCGGAATCTATGCGAAAGATTGCGGACGCCGAGGCATATTCCATTACGAAGAAAGCGGAAGCTCAATATACAGCGAATAAGAAGCTCGCTGAGTCCCTTACCCCTGAGCTTATCCGATACATCATGGCTACAGGATGGAATGGAGTATTGCCCAAGGTTACTGGCGAGAATATTCCGATGCTGAATATCCCCCTCGAATAAATGCAAATAAAGACTTGTGACGATTCAGGTTGTCACAAGTCTTTATTTTTATCCTGTAGTTTAAACAAAAAAGTATTGACACCCCCAAGATAATTTCGTAGTATCTATTTAAAGAGAGGGAGGAAATGAACATGAAAACCGAATCAAAGCAATTTACAAGAGAAGAAGAGATTGAAGCTAACCTATTCGCATATGAGCTTTTGATGCCAGAGGAATTGTTTAGAGAGAAAGCAGCGGAACATAATTACAGTATTACTAGGCTCTCAATGCTTTTCGGAGTTTCGAAACCTCATGTTCTTACGAGGCTTATAACTTTGGGATTGCCAGACAGAAGTTGAAAAAGGAGAATGGTGTGTATGGAAATGATTAGAAACGTAAAAAATTATATAGCTTTATCGATGGACTTTTCGGGCATATTTTTAAGAACGCTGGTCATTTTAGTTATTTTGTATGTAGGGATGGTTTTTGTAAACGGAGATTTTTTCAATCCTTTTATGTCTGTGCCAAATCCAGACGGTGTAGATGTCGCTAAAGGAATTAGAGTTATGATACTTGTATTATCTTTTGTCCTGTCAATTACGTTCCCATCTTTACTTGAAGATTAAAAAAGGATATAAATTATGATGAAGTTTAATGTTTTGGATGATGTATATCATTTTGGTTATGGTTGGGGCGTTGTCGAAGAAATTACCCATGAAGGAGAAGAAGGGCACAGAATTAGTGTAACTTTTAAAGATGATGAGGGATATGACCATATTGAATGGTACGATACTAAGGGTATCGAATGGCACAGTGATCATTCCAATCCTTCTATATTTCTTAAAAAAGAGCTTACCACGGATCTTATCAAAAAGGCACTCTCCAATCACCCTGAAATTTTTTTGCAAAGAGAGCCTATCCCCCAACACCTTGCTCCTATTTTAGTCAGAGATAATGATAAGGAGAAATGGATAAAAACATTTTTTAGGGGAATTTCAACTAATGATGTTTTTCCAATAAAAACAACAATGAACTATTGGAAAATTGCTGCCATATGTAATGAAGAAACCGAGTATGCCGTAAACAAGTGTGTAGATATTCCGGAAAAGTATATCTTCTATAGAAACGAGGATTAAAGTAATGAAAACATGGCTCTATCTTGACGATGAAAGAACGCCTTCGTATAATTTTTCCAAAGATATTGATATAAACGATGGTGAGAATTTGAAGTCTATACCGTTCGCAGCGGAAAGCAGTTTATGAGGATTATTGAAGAAGTAAATCCCCACGGCATTAGTCTTGATAATGACCTTGGAGGCTCGGGGTATCTTAGTGAAGGTTATCAAGTCCTGAATGAAATCGAAAAATTGATTTCTGAGGGTAGGCTCCCCAATCTTCAAATCGTTAGGGTGCACTCGGCTAATCCTGTAGCCAAGCTCAGAATGGTTACTACCGCAAAGGAGATGTTTCAAAGGTTCGGAAGAAAGGATGGTATTGTATTCGCTACGTATCATGATGAGCCTAGCGGGGATAAAAACGACGCGGTTTTCTATAAAAATAAGTAAAAAGGAGAATTGACATCATGAGAAAAAACAAGTACGGTCTTACTAACAAAGAAAAAGAATGGCTTAAAAACAGAGTTCTTTTTATCAATCAATGCGAAAATTGTGAATTTCGATTTTCCTTTATGTGCAGCGATTGCCCGGAAAGAGGGTATATGGATTCTCTGTATCCTGACTATTATGATGCTCTTATGTTCGAGTCTCGTGTGAAACTTAAACTGATTAGCATGGATTACAACGATGTTCCTTGCGCTCACAGCATGAAGGCATTGTGCCCGCGCAAAGGTGGAAGTTTCCCCGGTTGCGGCAATTGGTGCCTTTTGCGTGAAGCTGAACTTATGGTCGAAGCGGAAATGGAACGTGAAGAAAGGATGGTAAGAAATGAACGAAAGTCTTAGATTCCTTACAGAATTGGAAAAGCTGAGGAAAGCCGCTACGAATGGAGGCGATTGGCATCTTGACGAGTCTCATTGTCATGGAGCCATTAACTGCGGAGACAAGCATATCGCAATGGTAAATATGTATGTTTGCAATGATTATCCTACGCAAAATGTTCTTAGAGAGCAACAGCTTGCCAACGCTACTTATATCGTTGCGGCGTGTAAGTCGGTCAAGATTCTTTCGGATGCTCTTTTATGCCTAGCGTCCATGTCTGTAGAGAAAGATGGCATTAAGGACGAGAATTATAATGCTGACCAATTGGCTAAGGAAATTGATGCGGCATTTCTTATGGCAGAACAAATTAATAAAGGAGAATGAATAATATGCCTAAGTTTAAAATGTTTGATAAAGTTTTAGTTAGGGATTCCGAGAATGATAATTGGGTCGCAACTTTTTTCTCTCATTATGATATAGAAGAACGTGTTATAGCTATAAATGGCGCTCCTTGGGAATATTGCATCCCTGCCCTCGGAAATGAGGACCTCGTAGGAACGAATCGCAGTAAATGGGTGCCTAAGCAACGCGACCTTGTGGCGGTTAGAGACAGCTATGAATCTGTTTGGCATTTGCGAGTTTTTAAAGAATTAAAAATCTGTGACGATAAAAAGTCCTTTGTCACCTTCGGGTGCACTTCATGTAGCGAAGATCAAGAATGGGAATATTGCGAGCCCGCAAAAAAGCATTTTGAATTTAATTCTTAGGAGAATAGATAATGCGTGATATTAAGATTGTACGCTACGAATGGAACTCTGAAATTGAAGAAGGGCATCTTACTTTCACAGTAGATGGAGAAACGAAGGTTCTATCGGGAGGATTTTATAGGGAATGTAGCATTGAGTGGCGGGAGGACCAAAACCAAAAGGGAGAAAAATTTGAAGAATGGAGACTTGACCCTTACGCACGCGATCATCTTATAGAAGGATGTAATTTCAATCTTTCTTACGAAGAGGTTAATTTTCTTGAAGAAAGATTTAATCGTAAAATGAACGAACTGTCACTTTAACCATTTAAAAAAAGGAGATTACATAATGTACGATTTTAAGCCTTTTGATAAAGTCTTGATGCGAGATTCTGAACATGAAATTTGGGAGCCCGCGCTTTTTTCGGGAAAGGTAGGGGTCGCTTTTAAAGATACCAGCTTGAATATGTATAGATATTGCATTCCTTACGAAGGTAACGAACATCTTGCGGGGACCTACAATGCGCCGAAGCCTATTTGGGAGCCTAAACCAAATGAACTTGTGGCGGTTAGTGATAATGCTATGGAATGGGTTATGCGGATTTTTAAAGAAACGATTCATGAAAATGGAACTAATCGTTTTATTACGAAAATTGGGAAGGCAAATAGTTCCACAATTATTTCATGGAGGTATTGCGAACCCGTAAAAAAGCATTTTGATTTTATCCTGCCCGAATAGGAAAAATATTATGATAATCGATCAGGCAACCTGCGATTTGCATTATTGTAGATTTTTTATTGATTATAATTGTTCTGCACCTAAAAATGCTAGAAAGTCATGCGGATATTATTTATATGAGAAACGATCTAGGGACGTGATGAGATTATTAGTCTATAAGCATCTTACTGGACTTCCAATTGTTGATATTCCTTGTAGACATACTGTACGCCCCTTGAAAGAATGCTCAAAAGATACGTATGAGCGTGATTGTTCGCAATGCTTCATTGATGCTATGATTGACTTGCTTGATAGTCCTGAAAGGGAATTATATCCATTTTTAAGTAAGGAGAATGAATAATGGGTTTAAGGAATACATTTATATGCTTTTTACTATCGTTATTAGGTCTTTACTTTCTTTCTTGTTTTATCTGTATGGAATGGATTAATCCATTCGCAGATTATATAAGCAAAGACCAACTTAGTGGAGCTGTCTATAGACTAGCGTGGTTTCTTTCCGCTGGAGCCTTATCAATAAAATACGATTAATTATGGAGGTCCATATATGCCCCCTAGACCAAAAAAACCATGTAAGCACTGTAAAAAGCCAACGGATCACCCTTCGGGGTACTGCGAAGATTGCGCCAAGCACAGAATATCGTCAGACAAACGATATGACATGAAGCGTGGAACTCCGGCGGAAAGAGGGTACGATTCAAGGTGGAAGAAAGTTCGTGAGCGTTATCTGCGAAAGCATCCTTTCTGCGAGGAATGCGAGAAAACCACTCCATTTCCTAACGCAGCTAATGAAGTCCACCATATCGTTCCTATTAACGAGGGCGGAAAAATACTTGACGAAAATAATCTTATGGCGTTATGTAAATCCTGCCACTCAAAAATAACCTCCGACTATCGGAAAGGGAAGGGATCAGCATGAAGCTTTTTAATTTTAAATATGGACCAGAGCTTGAAAGAACCATATCTATTGATTTGGATCGTATCATTCTTATAAGTGATGCCCTTGACGACGATTGTGTATTGGATATATCAGTAGAAACAAAAGTGAGGAATCTAACAGAACGCTTTGTATTTCCATCGAAGGAGTATCGTGATGGTGTTCATTTTAATATTCTCCGCGCTTCTTATTCTTCTGTTATTCTACCTACTAGGGAATGAAGGCGGCAATACAGGAGTCCACATAGTCTCGCATCCAAAAGGGTGGGTTTGCCCTGAAAGGCCAGATCCACCAAAAGGTCAGTGTTCCTTATATCGTAAATAAAAAGGAAATTAAAAATGTATTATAATCTTGATGGAAATAAATATAGGGATGAAAAGCCTTTACGCCACGCACCTCCACCACCGCTTCCTCCCATGTCAAAAAAGAATTATATAATTTTTGAAAATACCTTATCATCCGATATTGAATTTTTTGAAATAGACAGTATTGTCGGAGTTAAGAAGAAAAATAATATTATAACTATATTTTTAAGGGGAGGATTAACACACGATATCATTTTCGATACGATCAAAGGAGATGATGATATAAATGAAGCGCTCAATATTCTTCGAGAAGAAATTACAGGTTCTTAAATACTATGACCTGACAATAAGTTCCATAATCTTTGCGATTGGATTATTTTTATTTTCAGATGTACTAAGATCAAAAGATTTTAGTACAACCTTTTTCTTCTTTTTACTGCCTATCATTAGCGTTTGTTTTATAATTGATAGGTGCATCCATACATTATTTCTAAAGTCGATTAATAAGGGAAAAGGATTTCCTTTTTAGGGTTCCCTAGAATACAATAATACCCGATTAATCGCGGAATCAATGGAAAGAGATTCGTAGATTAATCGGGTATTATTGTATGTGCTAACGCACGTTAAAGGAACATAATAAACGGATCTGACGCCTCTTCTTCTTTATCTTCCATTGCTCTAGCGATTGCCATAATCATAGCGACCATCGGGTCGATTTTATTTTCATTCGCCGTTTTGGTCATGTAAACAAGTTTGTTCGTTGTGGATTTCAGGACTACATTCCCTGCTGCGAAATTGAGGATAGGGTCATTCTGGTGGAAAAGTTCCCCATTAAGATACGCAGCTTCAAACTCTTTCATCGGCTCGGAGAAAGTAGCGGATGACTGTGTGAATTCAATACATTCAAATGCCGCCCATTCCCGGATATTCTGCATAAGATATTCGGCTTCTCTAGGGTCATATGCTACTTCCTGAATCGCATATTTATCAGCCCAATTTTGCAAGTCCTCCTCTAGCGCGTGATAATCTGTTCGAGCCCCTTGCGTTACGGTCAGCCAGCCTTCATCCCTCCAGCCACGATAATGGTCATTCTCCGGCCTATCTACAGTATCGGAAGGAAGATAGTATTTTCCGAAAACATAGAACTTACCGTCACGCTTAAAGACGGCAACCATTGCTGTTAAGTCGACTTTAGAGGCTAGGTCAATGCCAATCCAGCATTTCTCGCCTTCAAAATCTTCCATCTTTAGATTTCTGTCAGTACAATTAAGCCATTTAGGAAAGTCAATCCACCCCACAGATTCATTGTTCCAAACATTCAGCATTTTGGTAAGAATGGATGAACGCTTGTACTGTGATGATTTGGCTATTTCGTATTGCTCGCGCAGGAACTCTTCGGATACGGAAACTCCAAAGTTCGGGCTGGCCTTAATCCAACATGAAAAATCTTCCCATTTATCCGTATCGTCGATGGTAAACTCCATGTAAAATAATCTGTCGTTCTTTGCTTTCCCCAACACAACCTTCCTGCCTTGTTCCACATAACGATAGCACGGGCCTTTAATATTCGTCCCTGCGGTGGTAGTAACAAGCAAGAGAGGATGCTGTCTTGCGCCCATACCGAGCTTCAACGAGTCATATAGCGCGTCGGAAGGATGCTCGTGATACTCGTCAACAATAGCGCACTGAGGGTTACTACCATCCTTCGGGCTTCCGATAATAGGTTTGAACGTAGAAAGCGTTGATTGTGCATGAATCGATTCTTTAGTATAAGTCAGTCCGAATGCTTCTTCAAATGCTTTATTGGCAACAATCATATCCCGAGCGATGTTGAACAGGACAAAAGCTTGAACTTCTGTGGTCGCACCACAATATACTTCCGAACCTTTTTCTTTTTCACCAACAAGCATATAGTGACCAATAGCCGCTGCAAGGCTGCTATTGTGAGTCGGAATATACGTTTTCCCGCAAAGATACATTCCATCTTCATTGTCAACCTGTATACACTTCACCGGAACGCTTTCCACAGGTTTACAATCCGTAATAAATCTTACCACAGGCACCGTCTCGCCATCATGCCTTTTTATATTCGGAGCTACCCACACTTTGGGCTTTCTGCCATTATGAGACAAGATTTGATGCAGACTTTCGGAGGTTACGATATTCTTACCGTCGATTTTCCAAAGATGCTCCGCGTCGGCAGTAATAGCGGAACCATCACTGAAAGAAATTTCATAGCACGGCCTTCCGTACATCACTTCCGTTGCGGCTACTACTCTCCGTATATCCGAATTTGGCCCATAAACGGCATCTCCGGGCTTTAAATCATTCATCGTGGCCCAACCCTCGGGAGTAGGGATTGGAGTGCTTACAGCTAAAGCCTTGCCAGCTTTTCGGGGAACGATAAGGGCGGCCTCCCTGTACCTGCGGAGATTGTTTTTCTTATCCAGCCACCCAAAGATGTTTCCAACGAAGAATTTCTGCCAAGGCTCAAGCTTTAATCTTTTTCCAGTAAGAACGCCCTTGACATGCACCATATTTTCGATAAAACAAATTACTCGGATAGCTGATTCTTCTGAAAAATAAAAATCAAGGTCTTTATTGGCGAGGTCATCTTTAAAGTTCTTGCATAATGCTCTAATGTATTTACAGACCTGAACATTTCCATTAAGAACATTGTCGGCGTACCAATGGATGTCGGTGATATGCTTTTTATTTTGATTGAATTGTTTAGTCGTTATGGGTTTTACATTAGCCATTGAAACTCCTCTCCTTATCTGACAAAAATGGTATTATCAAAGAAGTATAGCTTCATTTTACATTTTTGTCAAGAAAAGAAAAAGGCGTCCGGATAGACGCCTTTAAGGGAGGGATGGGAAGGAGGTAGGGAGAATTTCTGATTAAGCAGTAAAGCCCCAACGACAACCGAAGCTAGGTTCCGTTTTGCATTTAGAGGGCTTCCGATACGGGCAGATACCGTGTTTCGGAGGTTCGTGTACTCCGTCTTTGACAATCGGAATCCACGCCTTGCATAATGCACAAGGTATCCATCCGAAAGTCTTAGATTCCGATTGTCCTGTATCTATCCTGCGATCAGATTCGATGTTCATGATTATTTCGCCTTAGAACCGTATTCTTCGGGATACGGCTTATGGAAATGGTGCTTTTTATGGTATTCCTTGTCAGAGCAGGTCATTTCTTCCAGAGCGTAGCAAATTGCGGCGGCGGCGTGTTTAAGCTCATGTACGAACTGAGCATGGGTCATCGTGGGAGGCGTGGCGCGCATTCCTTCATAGGCGTGCATCATCTCTCCGACTTCCATCTCAATGATATTCATGTGTCCGCCCGGTTTATCCATATAGGGATACCAAGTGTGGGGAGGATTTTCAATAATGTCTTCAATCTCATGATACACTTCGGAATATTCCGACATTTCATGAATGGCGCACTTATACATGAGATAATGGCACAATTCTTTATGAGCTTTAAGCAGCTCACGAGTGCTTTCGACATGAGGCATTGACCGAACTCCGGCCTCGCAATGCTCGCCAATTTCATGTTCAAGTTCTTCCAAGAATGCAAGTTCTTCTTTGTATTCTTCTTTTGCAATCTTTTCAGCGGATTTGCTATCGTGCATGATTCATTTCCTTGTGGTGGTTATATAATGGGCGTGGTTTCCGCTGTCAAAGCATCCACACGCTGTTGAAGAAGATCAATTTGATTCAAATTTTCGTTGTTTCGTTCGGTAGCCAAAGTTTCTCCGGCTAGAATGCCTCCGGCGGCATTACCAAGCACAGCTTCCTCTGCAACCGTATCTATGATAGCATCCTCAGCTACGTCTTGGGCGATATTTTCAGCGATGCCTTTCGGGGAAATTTGCTTTTTAACGAAATCAGCGACTTTATCTGTATCAATATGCTTAGATGCATAGTCTATGGCTTCGCCGGATTTATCTTTGATAAATTTACCAGCTTTATTTGAAGCCTTTTTACCTTCTTCATCAAAGATAAGCCATCCTAACAGGATACCGAGTCCTAATCTAAACATGGTATTTCCTTAATAAAAAACGCAGCGCGAGAAGATAAAAATCGTCCCACGCTGCGCGGTAGGGGTTACGTAGTCATAGGCTACGTATGTTCCCAAATCCCGGATACTTTACTTCTTAGCGGGGGCTTCCGACTTGTCAAGTTCCGGGGAAGCGAGGGAAGCAGAGGCGGTTGCGGGAAGCAAGGATGTCCCGCAGTTTACGATGGGTACTCCGTTCGGGCCGGGGCAAGACACATCAATAGCCATGATGTTACCCGCAGGATTGCTCGTTTGAGTCATACGAATGCGGCAGCCGCATCGAACGAAACGAGAAAGTTGTCCAAGGGTAAGATAGTTCCCAGAGGTGTTGAGTACGTTCGTAAACGTATCGCCTCCAGCAACAATCTGAACTTTTTCATCAGCACAAGGACTGATGCACAAGTTCCTTCCAACTACGATATCAAATCTTCCTACCGGGATACTGGTAGCCAGAGTAAGAGTCGCAGTCGTGGCGGTTGTAGTGATACTTGCTACACGGATGCACGGAATGCAGCAGCGATTGCACATAGTAGTTCTCCGTACATTGTGGTTAATGAGAGGGGTTATTAAGCCCCTCTCATATCAGGGTGAAATCAGCCTGTGTTAGGCGGTGACGCCACCGCAACCACAAGGATTCACGCACGGGGAGCAACCCACGGGGAAGAAGGGCGGACGCTTGACAGTCTGGCAGAAACCAGCTTCAATGGAGCGTTCCAGAGCGTTGAAACGACCGTCATTGTACATCTGCGCCTTGAGCCCCTGAATTTCGTTGTTCTGAGCCATCAGGGTCATGTCGCGGGTACGGATCTGGTCTTCAAGCATCTGAGTACGCAGGGCCGAGAAGCCAGCATCCTGATTAGAGATAATCGTGCGGAAGGCGGTTTCAAGCTGCTGCGTCAGCACAGCGTTCTGTGCGGTCATGTTGCACTTGAGATCCAGAACATCGCGGTCGGTCTGGCAGTTGTCCGTCATGGTCTTGTGACCAAGCACGGAGCGCAGCGCGACCAGATCAGCAAGCTCGGTACCAGCAACAGCAGCGGCACCACCGCAATTACCACGACCGAACAGGCCGTTACCACCGCAGCCGAAGCCACCGCCGAAGATCCCGAAGAACAGGAGCAGCACGATAAAGATCCAGCCGAAGTTCATGGAAGATTCGCGTTCAGATTCCATAAGTCATTCTCCATAAAAAAGTTTTTGGGTATATGTGAAGAGAAGAAACTGCGAATTTCTTCTCGAATCACCGAAGGTATTATTTTATTCCAAGTTTTTGAAGGCGTTTAGCCAATTCGTCGTTTCCGGGATTAGGAGCGTTTGAAGTAGGGGCTGGACCTCTTTGACGAAGCGCGGCCTCAAGCTGATTCCCCATCTCGGTAATTTTGTCGATGCTTCCGGGAGCTATAGTATTCAGCCCCATTTTAATAGCAGGATTGTCCAAATGTTTCTTCATCCCCGCAAGGATTTGAGCATCAATACCAAACTTCTGGGCGACTTGAAGCGCGCCCTCAAGAGTTGGTTGGTAATTACGAGATTCGGAGATAGCCTTTTGCGCGGCGTCAATTACCTTTGAATTTCCTCCGGACAAGGTATTTACAATGCTCATTATCTTTTGTACGTTCATCGTTTATTACCTCTATTGTTGCCTTGTTCCATTTTAACTGGAGGATTCTTTGCGTCTTCCTTAATCACGTCATCTACGAATTTCTGAGTGTCCTGAGTTTCCTCATTGACGGACTTAGTTGAAGCGATATTCGATGAAATGACTTGAATCTTATCGGTAAGACCAGCAATCATCTCAGCCAGTTTAGCATTCTGCGCACGGGATTCCTGCAATTCCTTCAAAGCGTTGTTAAGAACTTCTTCTTGCGTAGGTTCAGGCTTTATAATCCCGTTTTCTACGAGCATCTTATAATAAGACTCTGCCTTATCAATCGCTTGTATAAGTTGCGCCTTGAGTTTTTCGTGAATCTCCGTGGCTACCCCGATAGGCTGGTTCCCGGCATTGACATCCCATGTGTAAATGACACCATCAGAACTTACCATCGCGTAGCTGTATGTGTTCATAGGCATAGAAGAACGCTGTGTAGGAGAAGAATATGTGGATTGATTAAATCCTGTAGTTGCGTTAGACATAATAAAGCCCCCAAGTGATGATTAACATCATGGGGGCAATATAGCGCAGAGTTTTAAATATTGAAATGCGTCCACGACCGTCGACGGAGTTATTTAAGATTATCCGAATATACGGTATGTTCCGATTTTTATATTACCATAGATCTGTATTTTAATTTCAGTAACTTTATTTTCAGTGAGTGAGGGAGGTGTATTGTTTTCCCATTGAATAGGTTCGGAAATCGTTAATGCGGCGGAGGCATTCGCGGCTTTAAGTATAGCATGAAACTCATAGAATTTATCAGATTGTAATCCCGCTGGAAGTGTTACGGTAAAATCGCGGTCCACTGTAACGATGTGGGTTACGGAAGGAATCAATTCAACAGAAACGTTTCCTGCGCCAGAAGACAAACTTTGGATATTTCTTTCCAACGCGAAATCTATATTTTGTGTTCCATTAACAATAGCTTCTGCTTTATATACTCCAGAAATATAGAATGTCCTAGGAGTTTTCCATTGGGTAGCCGTTGCAGCATTGCCGGACACATTTGTTTGAGCTGGATGAACATGGTCGCCTCTAGCGAATGCGTCTTCCGAACCTATATTGGCTACGCCAAGAGCTTTTGGCGTAGTTGTCGTTATTTTTGCATGACCATACAGAGTTGTTGTTGCTAATCCGTATGTCGCGCTTTCATCTGCATGTGCGGAAGGTTTAAATGCGGCGGGGACGCTGGAAAGAAGGCTCCAATCGGATTTTGACTGATACGCATAAAACGCCGCCATTGTACCAAGCGCGCCGTCATCGATTACAGCATACATAAGAGGCTTTGGCTCTTTGACAATCACTGAATCGCCATTTTGGACATCAGTGATTGTTAAGGAAAGCATCGCGGCTTCATTGGTAACAATAACGAATCTTTCTTTTATGGATTCCGGAAATTGGGAAGGGTCAAGCTCAGGGCTGCTTCCCGAACCGAAAGCCCACACAGGGTCGCCTGAAACGTAGAAAGTGATAGCTGCTGAATTTGCAGACCCTACAGAACCGGATACTGGAACGGATGTCGGATGCCCCATGAAAGCTACGCTAGTTCCCGTTTCTGTAAAATCAATACGATAAGGAATATTGACCGCAGATTTACTATCGGCAATCAAAAGATTCTGGTGGATCGTATTCAAATCATCAAAATACAGGGTCATAGATGAGCTTCCACTCTCTCGGATTCCGGGAGCGTATACAGTGGCCTCATCTTTAATCGTCGTCATGTCGATAGACTGGATGGTGGGCGTAGGAGCCGCCCAATCCGAAATGCCATTAATTATCTGCCACGGGGTTGTAGCAAGGTCGGTCCCTGTTCCTCGGAAAAATCGAAGACCTTTGCTGGTACGCGGAGCATATGCCATTATTTAGCCTCCTTCTTGCTTAATTTCCTTACTAGCCAAGCTGGAGGCGTTTGAGTTTTGACTTGATAAAACTCAGGTTTTACCTTTCTCAAAAAAGTTGCTCCGCATACGGCACAAGTATAGGTCGATCTCTCTTCCATTCCTAATCGGTGTAAATGAGTATCTTTAAAAGCTACTACGGTTGTTTGATAAAAAGCCCTTTCTTTGCAAACGGGACAAATATTAGCGTCGGATGTAGCCATTGTTTACCATTGCCACTTTTATTCTGAAATTTCATGATTTGAATCTGATTTAATATTCGCTTTAGAAAGACCCTGAATATCTCCCTTGCCGATAGCCCTAACCAGATCTCTATGTCTACGATTAATTGATTCGATAGCTCTGTTTTTTTCAGAGATTTGAATTTCCATATCATTAATTCTTGATGAAAAATAATAGGAAGCTCCTCCGGTAAGAAGGAACATGACGATAAGAAGCAACGTCAGCATCCTCCAAAAGAGCGTAGATACATGATCTGAAACTTCCCTCGGAATATCTTTAGCGAATGCAAGAATAGCACTAGAGATTCCGTCTGTCTTCTCTCCACCACCTACTGTAACTGTTTGATGCGTGTCGCTCATATTCGTATATTGTCCTTTTAATTGTTATCAAGAAATTCTTTGATGCCGTTATAGATAAGCTCATATTCATCAGTATCCGGGATAATAAATTCCGCAGTCTGATCTCCGATACCAAGAGTTATGGTAAAAGATTGGTCTTCGTTCTTCTTAATTCCACGGATAGAAAAAATATTATTTTGAAAAGAGAGGTCTTCCATTAAAACTTTACCTTATATATTTAATTTTTACGCAATTCGGGAGGAAGCTGTCTTCCTTTCCTTTCATTTTCATAGCTACTTTTACAATGGTCTTTTTGCCAGAAGAATAAAGAGTTTACTGTCCTTTGAGGCCATATATAGACACCATCTTTTGCCCATCTATAACACCTAGATGATAATGTTTCGTCGGGCCAGCCGCCGAGGAGCGTATTGATTAATTGATCTATAGAAATAAGAACTTTTCTTAAATACTGCACGTTAAAATCCTTTTAAGCAGTAATAATATCTACGGTTATCGCCTTTACTTCGTCAATAGTAGTACAAATTTTAAGTTTGTCTTCTAGAGCTTGTCGTTGCCCAATAATACGTGCCGATAAAATCGAAAACTTATCTGCTTTAAGAATAACCTTATTTACAAGATCCGGCAATGCGATTCCTCGTGTTTTAGCAAGAATAGAAAGAAAAGGCGTAGGAGATTCTGGGTTTTTAAGATATGCGCGTGCCTCTAGTTCTTGTTTTCCAAAAGAATCGATCTCTTTTTCAGGGTACGTAGATACAATTTTTGAAATAGCTGAATCCGCAGCCGTATTAATCTCTTCAAGTTTTAATGCTTTTACATCTTCAAAAGTTGGTTCTGGGGGAATATGAGGATACTCTTCTGTTACACATTCGGGATGATTCGTAATATAAGTATTAATTTCATCCCACAATTTAGCGTGTTCTTTAATATATGGATGAACTTGATAAGGCATCCCATATTTTTGGATAACAAACGAATCATCTGAGGTACGCAGGATAACTTTCATTTTTTTACCTTACTGACTAATTTTAAAAGCACAAATAGATACACCCGAAGTTTTGCCTCCGATACCGGATGCGTTTTCAATCCATGATCCGCCAGCGGCGACACCACAATAGCAGAAATTATTTCGATCCGGATAATTTGCGTACTTTAACCACAACCAAGTCCCTCCCGCAGGTAGATTTGCTTGACCATGCGATTGCCAAGTTGCATAAATAGTTGGAGTGGCCTGTCCAGCATTATTTGCCCAATTACAAGAATTAGCATAATTTACAGAGAAGTTTGAAGGATTCCAAACTTTAATATTTACACCGTCATTACTTCCCCACAACCATTGTGGCTGACCACCCTGACCATCCCAAGCAAAATTCATATCCGCGCCACCAGTATTACGTAGATACTGTGAAGTTCTAGCAACATCGGCGGTTACAGCGAGACAATCAACGGTAGCTCTTTCTCCATATTGTTTCTTAAATGAAAAAGTACCATCACTTTGTAAGTGAAGAGTTCCAGCAGCTTTTCCATTCCAAAAAAAACCAATCGAAGGCGCATATCCTATGTCAGATTGAGCATTTCCAACTAAATCATTTTCACGAATAAAAATCCCTGAATTTATGCACCTAGGTTCCCATGAACTGACATACTTACCACGAAGATCACCAATCATCCCATTCATACTCCCGCCATCCAAAGACAATTTCGTATCTGCGTAAGCTTTGAGATTCATCAATGCTTTTGCTGATGCGGCGACGACAGATGAGTTTGTGGTGTAATTATCCGTTAAACCTTCGGGGACACGATACCACGGGGTCCAAGTACTTCCGGTATTTTGAGTTAGTCTCCAAAATCGACCTGTATTATTGTAATTAATATAGTCTTGATGAGAATATGTGGCATAAGCACGGACATCCAATGACCCGCCTACATTATTCTTTGGGAAATTTACTAATGCATCGCCATTATTAAACCAATATCTACCATTTCCCGTAAATAAATTCGCATCTGTACCGATACCTCGGCCCATTGCAAGTCCACCTATTTGACCCCTCCCTTTTGCGGTAGTGACATTAGCGTCTACTACTACACTCGGAGTTTGAACATCATTCGCGCTACCATCTGTACGACCTGTACCGCCCCGTGCAAAAGGAAGAACTCCAGCCGTAAGATTACCTACGTCATTCGTACCGAGATTGGCGCGAGCCTGTGCAGCGGTAGAAGCTCCTGTCCCCCCTTTCGCAATAGGATTGACCGTAGTAAGTTTGTCAGCCTGTGTAGCATTGGGAGCCCGTCCGGAAATATTTCCGGGAATGACACCCTTAGAATCACGGACTACTATGGAATTGGCAATAATCCCTGCATTAGCATGAAACCCGTCGAGCCTATCAACATTGAAAGCGTACTTGCCAGTACCGTTATCCAGAGCATTCCAAACCGTTCCGCTTTTCATTTGGAAATTCATTGCAGATTGATTGAAGATGATAGTACCTTCCGGAGCATTGTCAGCAAGATCCCCTCGCATCCTCGCAATAAGTTTTGCAAGTTCTCGAATGGAATCAATATCCGATGCTATTTTATTAGATATTGCTGGTGCTGAAAAATTAGGATTTGCCATGTAAGGATTACCTTCTAAAGATTAGGCTTCTTAGATTAGACTTCTATAGATTCAATTTTTATTTAGGCCGAGGGTTTGTCCGATGAAACTACTTCTGCGATTTTATCGTCTTCTTCTTTATCCGGGGCAATAATCACGGAAAAAAGGCTTTTCAATTTTTCGGAAGCTTCCTCAAGGTCTTTTTGCTTCTTTTCAAGAGACTTGTCTACAAAATACAGCGTGCTTCTAAGCTGCGTAAGCATAGCATAATCGTCATTTACCTTATGCTGATTCTCATCAATAAATTTAACAATTTCATTAATTTTTTCGAGATTCATATTTCTCTCCATTAAGATTTTATTTTATTCGTCTATCAGATATCGAAAAAAATGTCAATAGTATTTTTCTATCATGCAAACAAAGCAATAGCCAATCTATCTATTTTTACGTTACTATAGTAAATTTGAACTTGATCTCCAGCGGTAACATGGATATTTGCATATAAGGCATTTCCTGAGCCTCCCCCAGAATATCCGCTTGAACCTTCTCCCGTTCTTTTATTAATTAGCCACATCGAACCAACAACGTCTGTTGACGTTCCGTATCCCAGTAAAATACCAGTATAGTTTACGGTAAAGATGCCAGCGGTTGCAGGGATTGGAGTTATTAATTTAAGTTCATCAGAAAGTTTTGTTCCATGTGCAGCGTTAAGTTCCGCCCAAATTTGAGTATTATTCATTTTAAAACCACACTCTAATCGGAGTCTTAGGCTCAGGAATAAGGAATTTCGAGTTAACGAATTTGTCTGGAATTACGAAACTCGAAATTCGGATATTCGTTAAAACTCCCGGATAATATGTAGCTGGAGTAACGATAGTGGGGTTATCTGAGTTATCATCTAAAAAAATCGGAGGAGTTCTTTCCGTGACTCCTATATAATCTACCAACACGCCATCCGGAGGATCATCAAGTTTAAATCCTAATGAAACTTCGAGGCTATCCCTGTCGGGGGATACAAAATAAAAGTCTCTATAACCATTAATAACTTCCGGTATGTGTGAAGTCGTGCCGTCTCCTGTCGATGGAACGTCAGGGACTACAATTTCGGTATCATCACCTGTTGACGGGACATCCGGCTTACCACCTTCCTCAGGTGTAACGGTTGGGGGAGTTACCGGAGGATCAATTGACGGACTTTCAGTTACATCCCACATAAAATAATTCTCCTTTATCTAATTAAATCTGAAAGTTGACTATCTGTTAAATGCGCGGGGAAAACGACGCACTGTTTCGTAGTGCCAATAGAAAATTCGATTGTTCTAGTATTTTTTACGGAACGATATGCCCGTTTCCCATCACCCTCGTTAAAGAAGAATGTTTGACGTACAGGATTAAATAAAAACGGAGAGTCCTTCGTAGGAAACACTTTAGAATAATTGTCGATAGCACGAGTAGTTGCGGTATTATTGACAATAGGGATATAAGATGAATATCCAATTCCGATCTCAGTTTGAATATTTCCAACTAAAATAGACGAAAATGAATCTCCATCGATTCTGGTATTTCCTGTAGCATCGGCAAAATATAATCCTGAATAAAAACCGTAATTGGAAATTGTACCTGTAGAATATTCTTCTAGGATTCTTGCACCAATAGAAACTTGAACCCATCCGTTTCGCATTTTTTCTATGGTAGTTCTCCATACTATATTTGAAGAAGTAGGTTTAACGACTTTTATGAGAGAGCATGTTTTTATATCGTATGAAGCTCCATAATATCCTGTAATTCCCGTAATATCGGAACCAATTTTTAATTGAATATACCTATGATTTACAGGTTTTACTACTAATGAAAATGTTACATCCTCCCCAACATGATCCGGAATTTCAGCAGGTGTGTATAATCTATAGTTTGCGTAATGATACGAATCTAAAGTTGCGTCAAGCGTCAATTTTAATGCGGAGCCGATGAATTTATCTTGAATTTTCTCTTTTGTAAGCCTGTTTATGCCCGCAGCAGTAGCATAATTCGTTCTTTGTGTTTCGAGGAAAGTAGAAATAAATTTACCCGTTTTATTATCATATAAAGGCCGTTCAATATCGTTTCCGACAGTTCTCATATATCCTTCCGCATCAAAATACGTAGCTTGTGATGCTCTAGTAAACGTAATCCCGTTATTTATAGAAAACTTGTCTTCGGCTCTTGTAACTTGGGCGGTTCCTTCCGTAGGAATCGGGGAAGTTGGTTTAGTATCAAAATCTTCGGCTTCTTCCATTTGGGGGCAAGCATACCAGAAGGTGGACCTACCATCTCCGTCAAAAGTTGTAACAAGCCTCGTAGAGTCTTTAAAATATATACGTATACCCGTTTTTAGATTTGCGTTTTCTGCTCCTTTAAAACGGAACCATGCTCTAAACCATCCATCCCCGACATCCTCAAGACCAAAATTATTTTCAGTTATAGTGGCAGATTTTCTAATAATAGTATTGGTTTTGAAATTAAAATCTACGGATAACCCACCGCCTTGGATAACAACATAATTCGGAGTGTCGATATTTATAATAGATAGTGGGTTATTTTTATCGCATCTAAAAAATATTGAACTAAAATACGTTTGATTTTCTTTTGGAATAATCCCTGTGGTATAAATACCAAATTGAGTATTCGTAGGCGTACCCGCCCGATATTTATATACTTTGGATCTAAATTTAAAATTATAGTTAGCAGAAGGTTCTACATAGTGCGCTCCATCTGTTCCTACGCCTTTAACAACAACACTATTCATAAAATTTGTTCTTTGAGGCTCCCTAAGCCAGCCAAGGCATTCTCCTGTAACAGGATTATGATCAATACGGGGTTCTCCTGCCGCAGCGATATGAGATACGCCGTCAGGCCCCCAATACGTAGCTGACGAATTACGAGTAAATGTGACTTGCGGGGGAACCTTTCCCCACGAGTATTCATATTCGTCCGCGAAAAGATTGAGGGAAGGATTCCGGGGAAGGACATTAAATAACGATAAACTGTCTTGAATTGACCGTCCCTCCCCAGTAGAAGAGCCCCCGACAAGCACCCATTCAGTTCCATTCCAGTACTCAAAATTGCGTTTTGAATAATTCCATCTTACGCAATTCGTACTCAAATTAGACCTAAATGCGGATTTCATACTGACAATAACGTCAACTTTAGAAGGTACTTCTGCCATTTCGGGGGCTCTCCATATATTATATTCCTACTGCTCTCCACACCACGTTCCCCGTAGTGCGTTCGCCCTTATTATTGAAAAGAGACACTCTGAAAAACTTGGGGGAAGGAATGTCTTGGAAAGAAACCAAGGCGACCAATCCCGCATCTTCACTTTCAGGTGCAGCCGTAACTTCCCATACATCGAGGTATGGCATAGAAAAGTTTACCAAATTTCCGGTATCATTTGCATTTCCGGGCCATTCTGGACCGTTCGTATTTGCCTCAGCCAAAGCGACACCAGAGTCATTTCGAATTTTAACATCGAATTTAAGGTTCAGTTCGGACACTCGGATAAGTCCCGTGGAGTCCGGAAGCATTCCAAGTGTAAATCGGATATACCGGAATCGCTGTAAAAACACCTGCGTAGCATTTTCTGCGGCTAATTCCCACGGGTCATTCACATCCACTTTAAATTCAATTTTAACATAATACAGAGGCGTGCCGGAAAGAATTTGAACCGTAGGTGTGACCACAAGTCTGATGGACTGCATGATTTGTCCATAATCAAATTCTTCTTGATACCACCCCTCTGTACCTGCTGGTTCCATCCAAGTAGGTCCGGCAATATCCACCTTGTTTTTCCATGTAGAGTTCGCTGTCGTTCCACCGAATCGTGCAATATTCTGCGTCCATGTTTCATTCTCATCTACGATAGGACCAATCATCCCTCCAATGCCATCAAGAACAAAATTATGGCGTGTTCCAGAGAAAACGGAATCCCAATCATAGAAAAGAACATAATCCGGAGGCTGAGAAATTACGCAAGTAATGGGAGTTGCGGTGCCTTTGTTACCTGCTACGTCTACCGGAACAACCCAATATGTATAATTACCGGATACAGCTTCAAAGATATTGACAATCAAAGCGTTGACATTGAAAATAAGTTCCGCGTATTCCAATTCATCCCCACGAAGTACCTCATAATGATGAATTGGAAAGAATACCGTGGAAGGTTCAGTCCAAACAAGAAGCGCGTTATTGTCGATGACGGTAGGAGTTATATAAACTCTGCCGGGAGCTTCGACTCGGAAACTCGTTTTTCCCCATGCTCCAGCATTTCCTCCAGTATCCCAACTACGAACCCTGAAAATGTGATTTCCGGTTTTTTCAGGAGGTACGACTATCTGTGTCGCATTAATCCTTCCGAAAGATTCTCCTGTCGTACTATTTTCTATCTCGTATTCAGTTATTGGTAAATTGATTGTTGAAGGCGCTACCCAAGAAATAAGGATTTTATCTTCTTGAATTGTCGCTTTTACAGTTGGTGCTGCGGCGGCTTTAATCTCGATAGAAACTTCACCCCAATCTCCATAGTTACCGACGATATCTCGTGCTCGGATTTTCCATTCATGAAACCCGACAGCTCCCGCAGGAACTCGGAAATAGTTGACTTTAGCCCTACCTACCGGAGTGAAATCCCCTTCAACGATTTCGAATTCATCTATCGGAAACGCCGACGATACAATAGGCCATTCTAACAGAATATCAGCGCCATCAATTCTTGCTGTCGGCTGGACCCTCCCGAGAAGATCCACTTCAATAAATGCAGGAACAGTACCAGATTCATTTCCAAAAATGTCTATAGCTTTCACTGTGAATTTATAATTACCCACAGGTCTTGGCGACACATATATTGAAGTCACATTAGAAAATTCCGTTCTTGACATATATTCATCATGAACTTCATAATTCTTGATAGGCCAAGAAGTTGTACAATCTGTCCAACTCAATTTAAGGCCATCGATAGTGACTTCCGTTTTAATGACAGGGTTTTTAGGTTTTTGAATAGTAACAGAAACGGGGGCAGGTTGCAAGGAAAAATTTCCAAGCGTATCCACTGCGCTAACTGTCATATTCAATGTGCCGAATTTATTTGGGACGGGAAGTATGATACTCGTGTCAATCGTTTTCCCTGTAATGTCCCCTTGAACAGCATAGTAATCTATATCAAGAGTGGCTACGGGATTCCAACTGATTTTTACCCCGGACGGAGGAAGAAGCTCAGCGGTAACGCCGTCCACATCAGGAGGCGGCGCGGTTTTTCCAATAACGAAATATCCGGTTTGAGTTATCCAATCACTGCTAATTCCCCGTACAGGATCGGTAACTTGGATAGACAAGTCATATAGCTCACCAGACTCCATATTCGAAATGACGACATATCCTTCGGATACGGAAGTTCGAACGGTATTGCCCCAAGCTGCTTCTTGCGTTTTCTTTGCACGGGCGTAAACCACACAATCTAACGAGGTTCCATCTCCAACCTTAAACCAGATACCAACTTGAGGAATGATGTTCTGCCCGATCTTAACGAGCATGGACTCATCGGAAATTATCTGTGTAATAGTAGGATTGGGAATAGTATAGGTAGGCAGTTTGTCAATAATGATAGGAGGATTCCAAGGAGGAATTTCTCCTTTATCCGCGTCGAGGACTTCGGGAGAATACGGAATCGCCTTAATTTCAGCCGAGGAATTTTCGGCGGGCGCAATCTGAGTTACAAGGTATTTATCATTCGCTTCACCCATTAATGATACGCTAGCTAAATCTCCAATATAGGGAGTAGTAGCATATGTTATTGCAAAAGTAAAATAAATATGGGAATGTTCCTCTCCAAATTGTGGTTGAATTTGATAAGTAACAGTTTTTCCATATGGATTTCTGATTGCAATACCGTAAATAACATCACGTTCGCTAAAGACAATGGAATCATCAAGAACGACACCTACGGCGGGAGTATCAATGGGCCTTTCGGAATTTTCGTAAATAATATATTCCGTACCACCTGTATCCCGATAAATCAATCCTACAACACGTGCCGCTCCGAAAGTGTTCATAAGAACGTCATGAAAAATTTCAATAACGTCTCCACGATGACACATCCTATGTTCCCAGTCAGCATTAATTGTAACGCTTAAAGGACGAAGAAGTTGTGATGCTAAATGATATCTTCCTTGCTTCCAGTTATTTGTCCACGTAGTAATGCCGGGAAAATCGATTTCTTGAATATCCGTAGCATTGTTTTTATCAAATCCGTCCGCATAGCAGAAATCTTCCGATTGCAGGAAATTATTTTCACTATTAACAAATTTGATTCTGAGAGCATGAGGGACGTTAGGAAAAAGTTTCTCCATGCTGAATCCCCAACTATTACGCTGGTTGAATTGCTGCACAGGAGTTTTATTCTTATCGTCAATCACCACACCATATTTTCCATCTATTTCTGTGGTTACGGAAGCACGCGCTGCCGCAGCGATCTGAGTAAGACGTGACCACAGATTCTCTTCTGTATCACAAACAAAATCGAAAGTCCACCCCATTCGGGTACAATACTTATGGAACTCACGTAGCGTTGGTTCGTCAAGCTTGTCTTCCGTATAAGGAGAATTTAAAGCATGACGGGATGTCAATACATACCTATAAGCAGATGCAGGATTTCTCGTTTCCCTCCATTCCCACGTATTATTGCTAGTGTTAAAGTCTGGAATCAATGCCGTGCAAATAGCATTAAAGTTATCGACATATCCGGAGAGCTGTTCCGATGCCTGAATACGCAATTCCGAAACACATACGGGAACAGGAGTTGAAAAAGATTGACGATTTACAATAGACCTTTTCGTCGCCCACGTAGCTTCATCATAGATATACTTATTTGAATTATCATCAGTAAGTCTTCGAATACGAACATCATAATCTCCGTGAGGAACATTCACAGTATAGGTACGGGTCAAGGGCTTTAATTGCTGTCCAGTGATGGCAAATTTGTTAATGCCATTCACATATTGGTCAGGGATGACAATTTCATAAGTCGAATAATCATAAACTTCGACGCAAGTATATCCCCATCTGCTTCCAAGTCCATATCCACATTTTTTCGTATAATGTTTTACTTCATTAATATATGGAGCGGCACCGGATACAGAACTTACCCGCAAGTCTTCGCAAGTATATGAATATGTATATGTTACCCGCTGTCTTCCATCATCATCAAATTCATAATGAGGAGTTGATACAAGAATAACTTTTGCTAATGGAACGGTATTAACTGGAGCTGTTTCTCCATCAGTCATATTGATATTACCAGAAAAATCACTATAGACAATAGAGTTTCTTCCGGCGTTTAAATAAAAGCCAGTTTTTCTTTTAAGCTCGATAGATGTCCCACGAATAGGGAATGACCCTCCGACAAGTCCTTTCCATACCGTATCATTCTTTAATTTATATTCAGCTTCAAATTCAACGGTACGATCATAGTTATTTCCATTTTTCTCATTGATGGAAGTCAGACCTTTAGAGAACGTAATATCTAAGCTGATTGTATCGCATTCCCCCATTGTTCGAGTAATATATCCGGATTCTTTCGAGATTAAAGTCCCAACGGTTTCTTCATTAAAGGATTTGCCAAAATATACAAGCCCTTCACCAGTGGTAGAAGGATGGAATCTGTGGTCAATATTTTTAAAGTTTTCTAAAGGCGTATCTCCAATTTTAAAATCTCGCACGGACATATCTGGGTGCCCCCAGATAACGCACATATTGAAATAGGTTTTATCCGATTCAATATTTGTCCAAGATTTCGCTGCCAAGGGAGGAGTGACCTTATTCCTTCCAAAGATAAGGGGAACAAAACCATATGGGTTCGCTCCGTTTCTTGCCCCGGAAATAGAATAAGTAGGAGATTCTTTTTCGGAAGATTTAGGTCCGCTAAGTTTAGGCGTTGCAGGAGGGCAAAGCATATTGACAGCGAGTGAGCCAACCGTTAAGATACCAAAACTTACTGCGGCACCAGTCCAAGTCAAGGCTCCCGCCGCTGTCATCAACCCCCATGAAGCCGGAGCAAGTACAGGCACCGCGATAGCAGCGACAGCTACAACAATGTTAAGGATTGTAGCAAAAGGATTTTTACCGCCGCCCTTACCGGGCTTAATGAAGAATTCGACACGCTGACCATCCGCAGGATATGTAACAGCCCATTTTTCTTTAGGGATATTGATAAAATCCATACGGCAAACACAATGCTTCTTTAGATATTCGGCATATGCGGGAGTAATAGCTTGGTTAGCCCGAAGAATTTTTACGGAGTCTGTGATGATGTTTTCAAGGGATTGTCCTTCTTGGACTGTGAGCGAGACACGAGACGAACTTGCCCAATGCCGACCAAGAACTGTGATTTCCCCTCTTTTACGAGAGGCTCGCTTTTTCATTGCTTTACCGCGCATCTACGTGCCTCAAAATTCTCGTAATTCTGTTTTTCCATTCGGACGTATCGTACCTACGAATCGTACTATGCGCCCCTTCAAGTATGTCCAAAAGCCATCCATCCTCAACCCAAAGTCCGATATGTGTTTCAAGACCTCCAGTCCTAAAAATAATAATATCAAGAGGTTTGCGAGGTTCGTTCGTAACGTCTATATAACACCCAAGATCAATGTTCTTTTTTACCGTGGAGTTTACGTCTTTTCTACGATACGCATGAGAATAGGAATCCCCGAGCCACGGAAGATCAATGCCAAGCTCCTCTTTATACACGAGAAGCACAAGGCCGTAGCAATCACAGCCTTCGGAAGTTATTCCGTGATCCACAAAAGGGATTCCTATGTATTTTGAAAACTTGTCTCTCATTTTCATGTTTTATCCATTATAAAAAAGACTATAAAAATATGCTTGAACAAATCTAAGCCACGGCACGGGTTCTTGCGAAGCCGTATTCAAGGAAATACTGGCATCTACAGTTTGGGCGTTGATTGTTACGGAAGATAAATCAAATTCCGGATACACAGTATCAACAATATCCGGAAAAGCGGTGGTAACTATTTCAAAAGTTACTTTAGGAGTGCGTCGGTCTGTTTTAACAAGATACGGTGCTATATACCGCGAAACATTGTCGATTGAAATTTTGCATTCAGGAGGCGTCTCTTGTCTGGAGTCCGGGGCAATAGCTCTCATGGGGATATAAAGAAATTCTTTGCCACGGGATATCGTTCCGTAGATAGGAAGATTAGTTTCCGTATCATTCCTGAGAAAAACCGTAGGGTCGGACGATAGATAAATAGGTTCCGTCCAGCTTGGATGCGTAATTGTCAAAAGAACTATGTCGGCGTTATCCGTTTCCTGCGCCATCATCGACGCCACCGTACTAGGCGAGAGGGGCATCGTAAAAAACCTCAAATGTAAAATCTACTTTCCATAGACCGGGAGCGATGAAATTTATTTCATACAATTCCGTGTCCGACTTCGGCATTATACGTACTTTTACATTTTTGTCAAGTCTAGGATGAGGAAATTCAAAGGCTTTTGCCCCACCACCAAGAATTGTTCGGATAAAGGTTTCTAATTTTTTAGTAGCTGCCGTAGTCATTTTAAAAGATACATTCATTTTTCCGGGAGTCGCGCTCCCCCTCCGTCTAACCTTGCTCGGCCCCGTATCCATAGTAGACACAAGAAGGTTAGACGGCATTGATTCGGAGTACCCTCCGTCTGCGAAGGGTACTTGAGGAAGATCTGCGGGCCAAATAATACTCATATAATCACCGCTTAATCGTCGGGGGAGTAGCCCCGGTTTGAGTTCTGATAGCGTAATTGGCTTTGGTGCCGGGAGTAAGCATCTGCTGTGCGGCGACATCACCAATTATAACATCTATACTCTTAGATCCATTAGCATTTTGTGTTTGTTTGGTTTGAGCCTTTTGACCAGTAGAGTTATAAACATTTACAAATACCTCGGAAGATGAAGAAGATGTAGGTCGGCTCGACTCATTTTCTCGTTTGGAAATGACGCCGAGTTTACCTGAGCTGGTTCTCGCCAAAGGCATAATAGCTTCGGGTCCAGCTTCTCCCATCAATCCGGCACCATTGGCATACTGGCTGATTTCTTTTCCGTAAGAGAAAAGAGTCGGTGAAGTTACTATCGAATTGCTATGACCAGAAATTCCCGTCATCACGCCACCATTGGCTTTTCTATTAATACCGCCGAACCAAGACGAGAATGAAACCGCATTATCGGCACCGCCTCCACCGCCAATACCTCCGGTGAAGAGGCCAAGCGCAGATTGAAGAATGCCGGACATAAGCTGCTGCGCAAGCAATTTTGACAGGCTTCTGATCATGTCATTGACCAAGCTGTCAAATGCCTCTCCGAAGGACTTAAAGTCTCGCATACCTCCTACCACAAAATCAGATAAGGCGGCAGCCATGCTATCCGTAGTAGAGGTTACTACTTCCCCCAATCCAAGAGCATAGTTCTTGTGCTGATCATAGTAGTCTTTGATACCGAGTTTCAGATTATCTAAAACGCCACCAGACGTACGGATTCTCTGTTCCGCCATCCATTCATCAATACGGGCAACGGTATCGGCATATTCTTGTTCAGCGGCGATTCTTTCTTCTGCGGAAGAGAACGCGGAATTGGATATAGACCTATAGAGCTTCTCAGCGGTGTCTTTCCATTGCTTAGATTGCTTTTCATAGGATTTAAGTGCGGCCTCACCCTTATCGCCAGAAACGATTTCGGAATAAGCCCTTTCAAAGTCCATCAACTTTTCACGAAGATCATCGACGGCTTTCTTTTCTTTTTCCGCTTGCTTGGCGAACAATCCCTCTTTGAGCTTGTTGCTCAGGAACTCTTGCGCCTCAGCAACGGAATGTAATCCATCAGGAAGCTCATCTTTATAGATTTCCGCGACTTTTTTAATATCAAGTTTATGTGTAGCCAGTGAAGCGTTTAATTTTTCAATTTCGGCTTCAACAATTTTTGCGAAGTTCGTTTCGGTTCCAAACAACTTCTGTACGCGAACATCAAATCCTTCAATATCAAATTCAGGGATTTTCTTTGGCTTTTTATTTGCGTCTCTTTTTGCTTTGCGATTAGCATCTTCTGCGGCAACAAGAGCTTCGGATTTTTCAGCGATTTCTTTATAGACTTTAGCTACATCTGCGGCTATTTTATTTCCTTGTGCATTAAGGAGATTCGTAAAATCGCCGGATTCTATAGCTTCTAATATCTGTTTCTCCTGCCCTTTTTGAAGTTCTTTCATTGATGAAAGAGTAGTCAAAGCAGCACGAGAGGTCTTACTCCCTACTGTTGCTAATTTACCTTCAATAGCAGCGAGTTTTTGTTCCGCAGATTGAAGTGCTGCAACAGACAGCGCGGAATTTAATTTTGCTTTAAACTCATCAATATCTTGAGCGGAAAGATGGAAAGTTTCTCCAAGTTTTTCAATAATTGAATCGAGAGTAGAAGCGTCCGCTCCAGAAGATACTGCCGCCTCAGCTACAAGCCGGAAAGCATTATCAAGTTGACCAGATTGACTAGACATAGAATCAAAAGCTGATTCAAGCTCTCTCATCTTTTCTTCGGTCAAAGTATTGGCGTTCTGCTGTTCAGTATATGCTGCAAGGAGATTCCGAGTCTTGCTCTCTAGTTGCTCTTGAGCTTCGGACATTTGGAGAAGGCCACGAATCTGAGTTTCGAAATCCTCCTGTCCAGCAAGTTGCTTACCAAATTCTGTAGTCTTTGTTCCCTTGCGAATAGCTTCGTAGGCTTCCGCGAATTTAGTTATGCTATTCCCGCTTTTGTTCGCTTCTCCGGTGAGTGCTTCCAACGCCGCTTTAGCTGCATCTGCGGTATCTTTTGCATTGAGAATGGCACCACCGAAATTATCCCATTGCTTAATGACCTCTTCGGATGCACCAGCTTCTTTCATGCCGTCTTTGATGGTACGGAACATGATCTTGAAACGATCAAGAGTATTCTTAATCATTTCATCTCGGGCTTTCGGATCGGTTTCTTCGTTTAATGCTTTATCAATAGCATCACGAGTCTCTTTAGCAAGCTTAACGGCTTGACTTCTCAAGGTAAAGAGAGCTTCTGAATCCGTATCGGAAAGCGGCCCGAGAATAGAGTCGAAGAAACTCACCACTTTAGTAGAAGAGAATACGTTAGGAAGCTCTTGAAGGGCTTGAATAAAGTCCATCTGACGCTTTACGTATTCACCGCTAAGATACTGTTCTTGAAGACGTTTATTGGAATTCGAAAGATTGTTCTGGCTTGCCGCAGCCTTTTCGGACTTACTGGCAATTTCGTCGAAGCTCTTGGCATATCCGGAAATGAATTTTTCAGAATCGGACATCTGGTTGCTAAGAGCGTATGCCGCAGTACCTACCGCGACTAGAGCAGTGACGGTAAGCGCGATAGGATTGGCGTTAAAAGCAAGTGCGAATTTAGCGATTACAGCTTGTGCGGCTTTCATTATGCCGGAAGTTTCCGCTGCGGCTACCCCAGTCAAAGTAAAAGCGGTCCTGAGATTCTTGAGCGCATCTACCGCAACACCGAAAGCCGTAGTAACTTTAAGCGTTGTATATACAATCCCAAGCCACTTCACGAAATTCATTATTGAATCAATGTTCTGTCCAATGAATTTCGTAATTTCCGTAAGTACGCGAATAAAAGCTGCTGCACCCTCAGAATCCATCATTGCGGATTTAAGGTCAAACCATGCGGTAGCCAATCTATTAAGCTCGGCTTGCAGACCGTGAGAAGCTTCTTCCGCTCCCTTAGCATACGTCTTTCCGACTTCTTCCGCAAAGGTACGAAGATGTTCAAGTCCCACTTCGCCTTTTTGGAGCATATCATCAAGTTGTTTTGTGGTCACTCCAATAGCTTTCGCAAAAAGATTCACTGCACCGGGCATTCTTTCAGAAAGCTGCAACCTAAGTTCTTCCGCGCTGACCTTACCCTTAGAAATCATCTGAGAGATAGCGAGGAACACAGAGTTCATCTGTTCGCCAGTGAGTTTAAGCGCAACGCCCATCTGGGAGAAGCTTTTAAAAATCATCTGAGCGTCGTTTTCTAAGACAGTACCTTTCGCGGAAGCGAATAAGGCTTTCGCAGCTTGCGCAGTATCGATAAAAGACAGGCCGAGTTCATCACTTACTTTACGCACAAACCCGAGGGATTGCTCGGCTACTGCGGACTCTCCGTAAATCGACTTGAAAGAAAGCTGTAAGCTATCAAGAGCGGTGGTAGCGTTAAATACGGACTTGGTAAGCTCGACCATTCCGTACATACCGAAAGAAACGCCTACAGCGCCCGCTGCGGCTTGAACACCAGAAGTAAGGGAATACGGCGTAAGAAGCCCGGAAACGCCTCTACCACCCTGTTTTGTGCGTTCCTGAGTGTCAGCAAATCGACGAAGAACCTCGTCCGACGCATTGATGCTTTTCGCAAACTCAATAGCTTCGGCGGACGTAAGCCCATACTCACGCTGCATCCTCTTTAACTGAGTTACCGCCCTTTCGACACCACGCATCTCAAGGAATTTCTGCATCATAGAAGACGCCTTCGTCGCGTCTACGCCGAAAGCACCTTGCAGAGCGTTCCCAATTTTATCAGTCTCACTTTTTATTCCTGCGGCAGCGGTTTTTGCAGACGCTTGAATACTTCCGATCGACCTGATAATATTTATAGAAGCATTAGTAATATCAGCAACGGGCAGGGCTTTCTCCATGCTCCGAGAAATTTGCTGGCTTGTTTGAGTGATTACTTCTTTAAGATTGGTGAGAGTGCTTGCTGTTTTACTATCGTCAAGCTCCACCGGAATAACTAGCCGTGTGAGTCTTTTAGTCGCCATTAAGATCCCTCTTCCGTGGACAAATATTTTTCAAGCACTTTTTCGGCTGAGTCCGCAGTTTTACGCACATATCCCGCAGGTTGAAAAGGGTTTGGCGTGGATTTACCGGGAATGCCATGCTCTTCTTTTTTTGAAAAAACGTAGACTTTTCCGTCTACTTTACTTCTTTCCGTAAATCTGATAATTTCTTTCGTAGCTGGATCTCTGAATACTATACCGGGAGGTACGCCAAGTTTGTCTTCATATCGCATCCATTTTTTAGGACTTCTTTTTCCCTTGACAACATGGGGCTCCGTACCGTATTCAAGAAAATGTGCATACCAAGCTCCAGCGTCAACAAGTTTAGCTTTTTTAGGTATTCTTTTTGATGGACGGACAAATGGCGTTTCTCTAAAATTTTCATTGGGCGTTACGTACCAAGGGTTCTTGGAAAGGGGGATACTTTTAGCATTTTTTATCATCTCAAGACGGAGCGCATTAGAAAAGCCCGTAAGGACTTTCGCACCCTCCGTCTCTATTTGAAATGAAATTTCAGAGAGAAGTTTGAGCGGGAGTTGTTGTACATTAAAAGCCATGTACACCTCCAATCCATTACGGGCTTTTTAAGGGAGATTGAAAATGAAAAAATTTTACGTTTTGCTTAGAGTCTTTGTTTCTGTTGAAATCATCGGTGCCTTGATTTTTGCCTTTGGTATTCTTGCGGACGTAAATGGAAAACCTTATGGTACAAAGTTGGGCATAATCGGTTTGTATATGGCATTGAGTTGCCATGTGCTACTCAAGAGTGCAATTATTCCGGGCATCAATCAGATTGTTTCGATGCGTAAAGAATGGGAGGTGCGCAAACGGCTGGATAAAGAAAACGCTGCGAAGAAGTAGGCGACTTTTTTATTCAATAACTTTTCCGCCATAAAGAGCGAACATCGCCTTTTCTTGTTCTTCGGGGGTCATCTCTCTTTTTCTAGGAGATTGGCCCCCTTCTTCATTCTCTTGTTCTTCGTTTTTAATCTTATGGTAGGCAACCCATCCCATGAACTCTTCTACGTCCATGTTTTCTAAAAGCTGGTTTACCGTCATATGAAGATCACGCGCAAGAGAATACGCAAACATCCAAAGCCAGCCAGTAGTTAGTTTTTTTCTGCCTCTTCCTGAGCCTTTTCATTGATAGTATTCATCTTTGATGCGGCTTCAACCAAGGCAGTAACAACCTGAACATCCTGACTCAAAAGCCAATTGATGTCATTTTCAGTAAGCATCTGGTTGCCGTTCTCATCGACAAGGCAAGCAATAACCATGCGGTACATCGCAAAGTTATACTCTTCGACCTTTTTATCCTCGTCTTGAACTTTCTCGGCGCGGCTATAAATTTTCATTGCTTCCCCGGCGCTCAGTCTACGCATGTAAACTTCCGCGTCCCATACGGGGATATAAAACTTGTCTTTCACAACAGTAAGACTATTACGCAGCTCCGCAAATTTTTCAATAGTAAGAATAGCCATATGATTCCTCTCCTGAATTTTTTTTTCGAGAGGGAGACGATTCTCCCTCTCTTTCTATTTGATTGTTATAGATTAAACGAAAGTGATAGCAATATCGGTCTTCGTACTGCCGGAAATGAGATTCGCATCAGCATTAGCAAAAGCGCTATCCATAAAAGTCAAGGCGATATTAGAAACATCTGCCTTATTAGTAGCGGCTCCAGTGAAAGACAATTCAGCAACCGTATCGCTAACTTTCTTAAGAGCACCAACAAGTCCCGCCGGGACATTAGCCAATTTATAATGCGTATTTGCGGTAAAGTTTGCGGAGTTTTCAACGCTCGTAGTAAATTTAGCAGTAGATTCCTTACCCGGAATAAGCGTTACAGTAACTTTACCAGTCACAGCGCCAGTCGATTCAGTGCCAGCGAGTGTGCTATCCCAACTCAAGGTTGCGCGTTTACCACCAAAAACCCATTCAATCTTGCCGGAAACGTCGAAGGTGTACGTAGTCGTATTCGCAGCACCGACGCCACCAGAAAGCGGCATCCCGGTAAGCTGGCCCATGAAGTACATAACTGTACCCGTGGGGAATTCTACCTTACACGGACGGTAATCACGAGAGTACAAATCTTGCGTCAGCAAATTCTGATGCGTTTCACAAAGGTCATCAACATAACCGTTAAAAGTAATAGTGCCGTTATCAGGAATATCCGAGATTTTTTCTACGGCTTCCGATTGAGTAGTCGTAACGGTAATTGTAGGTTTGGAAATGTTAGGTCCATTCCAAGCCGAAATTCCCGGAACGTGTTCCCATACTGCCGTAGCGAAAGAAGACCCCGTACCACGGAAGAATTTCAGTCCTTTACTCGTTCTGGCTTGATAAGATACAGCCATTGTTAAGCTCCTTCTTCAAGGATAAAATCTACAGATTGGATATGCCAAATATTTTGCCCAATCTGCGTTGTTCCATAATGATCTCCATCTACGCAAGATGGAAACTCCGTTTCCGATAAACTTCTGATAATTTCGGAACCCTCTGTGGCGTCTGCATAGTTGGTGCTCATTACATCAACTTGTACACGGACTGACCGCAATAAGTCTCCCCTATCAGAAAGTGTTTTGTCCAAGGGATCTCCGGAAATTCGATGAATTAGAACGAAGCGTTTAGTATTAGCTACAGTGTTCGCTTCGACGATTCCTTGGAAAATATTTTCACCAAAAAATTTTTTTACTTCTTGAGACTTTATAAAAAGTTGAAAAAGTTTTGTTTCCGCTCTTTGGACAAGCTTTAATGGCGTATTAAGCATCGGAAAGTCTCCTACACATAACTTCAAGATAAGTATTCTCTTTATTTATAGGAGGTGACTTTACTTCCAAAACAATATCGCCTTCATGATCCGAATGTAATATGAATCTACTTCTATCTGAAACGTCCGAACGAAATCTCATGGAAAGTCGTATCGTCCCTTCTCCTTGAGACTGAGAAGCAATCCAATATTCTCTCCCAGACATATATTCAATGCCAACATAGATGTCAGCTACAGGATGATATAAACTTGTCGGTGAACCAGTAACGTCTCTTGATCGAACTTCTTTAAGCAATGTCGCTCTTTTATTTAATACGGCAGGATTTGAAGTATAATCAAGCATATCAAACAAATCCTATAATTTTAAATGTGTCCAATATATTATCTATAAAATTGCTTGGAAATAATGCGTCGTTAGATTTGCCAGCACGAAGGGCTATTTCAGACCTTTGCTGAAAGAGCGTTCCTGTACGAACCATAATCCATTGTTTCAAAGGATGAGGACAATTGCTTACAAAAACTTTTTGAGTTGGGATTGCATCAGGCGAAATATGTAATTTCGGAATTTCCGTGATAGGAGGAAGCTTTACAGATTGGGCATCTACATAATTATGAAATTCATCGTGAATGAAACCACCAGCATAATTTATGATGAGGGATGCACCTTTTACAATTGATGCTTCCGTAGTCTGAATTTCTACAACATCATCCTTGACAAAAATGGCAAGCACGGGTACGTTGTTTCCAACGGAATCATAGATTTGAAAATTTTCTGGTTTTGCATCGCCCATAATGGGTCGATTGAATACGAGAATAACACTAGATTCAGTGAATCCGGTTTTAGCTGGTTCAATGAAAGGAGATTCGTTAGTTACAATTTTTTCCAATTTTTCTTCTACCGTATATCCAGCGCGAAGAACAATCTTTGGATTAAGGGGAAATCCGCTCAAAGGGGAGAGAGATCCAATAAGCGGATTTCCTTGCGGCGACAACGCAGGGTATTCAACAGTATACAGGTCAGGAGAGACAGGCTGGCCCGAAGAGTCAAACACTTCTACGGATGTAACGGGAACCACGGGGAGAGGAACCGCAGACCCATTCATCTCTTTTTCGGAGGGAGTCCACGACCATTCTGAATCTACAAAAACTCGCCCGGTCTTCTGTTCCGCGTGAGTTGTAGCGGAAGCTATAAGATTTTCAATATAAAAATCTTCTTCCGCAGTTGTGGTATTCAGCCTCAAATGCTGCTTGACCTCTTCTACAGAAACAGGGTAGCATTTAGGGGCAACGGTCATGTCAAGACTCATATCGTCTATTTCCCTTCGTTAATTTTATGCTTTACTTTATCAGCAAGCTCGGTAAGAACAATCTCGGCGGAACCGAAACCGGAACGACCACCGACAAAAGCAACGATAGTCAGATTTTCCCTTTTAAGTCGTTCGTCAAGCCCGGCCTTTTTCAGGTCTTCTACGATACCCATAACATCTTCTGAAACGGAGGGGGCGGTATCCGCCCCACTCACAATTTCTTTTGATGATTTAGGCTTCGCGGAAGACTTCGGAGTTTCATCAGCGGAGACTTCTACAGGAGATGCTACGCTGGTAATCGCTTCGTTGATAGCCATAGGGGATTACTCCACCGGAACGAGGTCGGCACGCATCAGGACCGCATGAACGGTCGGGGTGCCAGTGGACTTAGTAACTTCAACCTTCACGAACTGGCGGCTACCGATGTAACCGACTTTAGCACTCTTAATTGACGCAGTAACTTTCACGTCCGCGATGGGTTTAGTGAGATCCAGAGGTTCAAGAGATTCAGTAGCAGTAGAATCCGTGTCGCCATGCGTAATAGCCAGCGAAGCGTCATTGGTGCCGTCACCTTCGAGCACGAAAGTAACAGAATTGAACCCCTGAATGTTAATAGGAGTTCCCGAAGTAACCGGGACCACCTTCATATGAGATGCAAGATCTTTCATAGCCATAATGATTTCTCCTTTTTTGCTTAGGCCGCGAACTTGAGCAGCTTAATAGCTTCAAAGTTCTGAATGCCGCCGCCAGTACGCAGGTCAATGTTGAAGATAACGAGAGGGGCCTTGGTCACGGTGTCGCGCTGGATACGCATACCGCGACGTTCGACAACAAGATATCCCTTACGGAAGTTGCCGAAGGCTATAGAGAAAGCATTGGCTTCAATGTCGGGCATATTTTCGTCAATTTCGATGTTGTAGCCGAGCAGGGTGTTCGGCTTGCCCATCTGCAAGGACGGCTGCCACAGATAGTTACCATCAGTATCCTTGATCTTGCGCACGGAGGATTCAGTAAAGGAGTTCATCAGCCAGTTAGCGCCCTGACGATAGCCACGTTTCAGGAAGGTGGTCATATCAATCAAACAGTCAGCAGCGCCTTTATCAGCTGTGGTAGTAATAAATCCACCAGACTTACCAGTCTTAGCAAAACCAATCTTGCCCCAATCAACACCAGCTTTACCAGTCTGTTCGGCAACGGGATAGGCAAGAATGCCGAAAGGCTTCTTCACACCATTGCCCCACACATGGGCATGAGCAATCGTTTCACCAAAAGCGATACGGGTACTATCCATGAGTTCGGCTTCGATGTCGACATAAGAGTCTTCGATGAGTTCGGAAGACAAGGTGGGCTTCGCCATGAGCGTGTGAACATCCCACTTGAGCTGACCGTAATCCGGAGTCTTGGTTTCACGGCGCGTTTCGACTTCACCAGTCCACACAGCAGATGATTCGGAAAGACGGACAGGACGTTCATAGCTTGACGTACCCGTAGTCTTCTTTTCAGCAAGACGATAAATCGCGGAGTCATCACGGGCGAGTTTCAGAATATCCTGTTCAACTTCGACCGGAACGAAGATGCCACCATAGGTATCAATACCAGACAGGAGGGTCTTCATTTCCGTTTCTGACTTGGGAAGGCCATAAGCTTTCGCGGCGCGCATTTCAGCTTCAATAAGAGCTGACTTTGATTCCTCGGGAAGATCCTGATAGTTGGTCTTGTGGACGGTACGGAAGAAAGCGGACTTAACCATATCTTCACGAGTCTTCGGATCACCGGAGGGGGCGCTTGAAATCTTGAGACGCTTAATCTCTTCGTCCGCCTCAGCCTTATACTTCTTAAAGTCTTCGTCCTGTTTAGCAAGCATTTCTTTGAGATCGGAAATAGCGGCAGAGCTATCCTTTTTCAGGAGTTCGTCACGCTTGTCGAGAGCAGCCTTCTGCTCCTCCCAAAGTGCATTGATCTTGTCGATAATAGTATTTTCAGCCATAAAAACACTTCCTCTTTTCGAGATTTTTAAAATAGATAAAGTAAAAAGTACCTCCCATTCATCCCGAACTGAGGCATTGCCAATATCGACTTTGATAGTTTGACATCCTCCCCCGCTTTTAGACGAGGAATTCCTATCAGTGAGGCCCGATTAGGCCAAACTATAGGCGGGTTCCTGATTCATCACGGGCGCTTGAGCCTTTCCCGCTCCACAGGCTGTAACGGCAAGCCCTGCCGCCAGAATGTTCAACGCCGCATTGTAGTTGGCATTGCATTCAAATTCACAGGCTGACAATTGAATCTTGCCTGTGTTGGTCATTTTTCTTGCCCACATGGGGTATAAATCATATTTTTACATTTTTGTCAACCCCTTTTTTAAAAAGAACAAAAAAATTACGCCGTCTCAATTAAGAAAACGGCGTAATAATCAGTCATATTTTTTATTAAAAATTATTTTCTAAACAACGCTTCCAAGGCTTCCAGAGCTTCCCTTTCTGCATTTTCTTTACGTTTGGCAGCAATAGCCTCATCAAGCCATGCAGAAAGTTCTTCGTCCATTTTAGCTTCTTCTGTATTTTCAGAAACAGTTTCGCCTTTCGTTTTATCCTCAGCAATGTTTTCGGGGGCTTTGCTTTCAGGCTCATTCGACTTTTCGGAAATATTTACAGATTCCTCTTGAGTTTCTTTAGGTTCCTCATGAGCTTCCTTAGATTCTTCCGGCTGTTTAATTCCTTTGATTTCCGCATCAATATCAGCGGAGATAATGGATTTAAGCTGGACAACGATATCTTTGGCTTCCTTATTAGAAAAACCTTTTTCACGGAGGAATTGTTCGGCATCTCGCAGAGTGCCGATATTTTTCACCGCGTCAATAGTAGCTTCCGTATTCATGGGAAACGTCACCACAGACCCTTCAATGAGATGTACTTTATTTAATTCTCGGACAGTATATGCGGAAAATTTCCGACCGTATTTCTTTCCTTCCACATATTTATAATCTCTGGCTTGATAGCCAATGCTCATGCCCATAGAACCGGGATCTGATTCTTTCAAGACTGTCCACATATCTTTGCCAGACGTGGTGCTGAAAAGTTTCCCTTCTACATAAAGACCCTTTTCATCCTCACGCATAAGCGTCCATTTTCCAATAGGCTCAAGATCATCAGCGGTAAATTTCATGCCGCCATGCTGCTTTAGCATTGGAGGATAATGCCCCTTATTTTTCCATTCTCGGAGAGTGTCTTTAAATGCGCCGGGCATGATAACGTCCATACCTTGGTCGACATTATTACAAACGGCGAGATATCCGGAAAATGTATATTGATCTCCGTCATCACTTTTACATTCAAGATCACTAAAAGGGCAAAAATGTTTCGTTTCAACTGTCATTATTTTTTCTCCGAATTTCCTTTAAATTCGCTCTCCAGTTCCGCCAACTCTTTTTTAATGAGTTCATATTCAGTACAGGTTGGGTCGACGCCTTGCCGCAAAAGCTCCTCTACCCAATCCAAATCACGTTTCTTGAAATAAATAAGCTTAGAAAGGGTGGCTTTATCTTTACTCATTGTCTTCGTCATTCCGTTGATCGCCATTGTTCGTCTCTCCGTTTTTAGGTTTTTTCGGAATTGTACTACCTGATTGAGGAATCTGTGCGTCCATTACGTCCGCTTCCTTAACAATGGATTCTACAGTCCTCATAGCTCCCTGCATAAATAGCTCATCACCGCCCTTGACGGGATTCATTTCAGACAGGGCTCGAACTTCGTTAGGAGTCATATACCCGGAATTGATGGCAGTACGATAAACTTCGGCACGGCTTTTCGCGTCGCCACGAAGCAATCCATCATCCATGAACTTGAAATACAGACCTTCCTTTCTACGCTGTTCTTCTGTGAGCAAGAATTTATTGGCACTTGTTTCAATACGCCGATACCACGGATCAAGCGTATGAATTTTATGCTGCAAGAAAAGCTGTTCGGAAGATGCGTACGTTGTGGTCTTCATATAATCAAAGACCATGATTGGCATCACTCCCCAATTTCGACAAAGATCCGCAACTTGGAATTGACGATTCTCAACAAACTGAGCGTCCTGATTAGTCATGGACATCTGCTGATATCGAAAATCGTTGCTCAAGATAATTGTCTTATTGGCATTTCTTGAACCGCTATATTCTCTCTCCCACGTCTCACGAATACGCTTTCTCTGTTCCTCTGTCAAGTCATTTACTGCGGTAAGAATGCCGGAAGGTTTAACTCCATTCTTTAAAGACGTTCCAAGATATTTATCCGAAGACAAAGAAAGACCAATAGCATTTTTTGCCAATTTGACGGGGGACAGTCCACGAATAACATCGTACCCTCTCCACTTCAAATGCCACATATCCTTTTCAGGAATTTCAATATATCGCCCGTTTTCGGTCGTTACAAAATATTTTGACCGAAGCCCAAGAGAATCAGATTCATCCATCTGAACATTAACCATGCCGGGAGGGAAAGGATACATCTCCTTAATCTCTCCACGTACTCTTACAAGCCAAACGAAAGCTTCTCCAGTCAGCGCGAGATGCAAGCCGAGAGTCTCCCGAAATTCAAATTGACTTTGATATGGATTTGGGCCTTCCTCAAAAAGCCAATACAATGGGTGGTTTTCCGCTGGCTTTCTAGTATTTCCCTTTTTTTGATACAAACGAAAAGGAACCTGAGCGATACCATTGGAAATAACGGAAACACAAGCCAAGACGACAGAGCAATCAAGCGCTGTCCGCGTAGTTACTGGAGTACCGGAATCGGAAACAGAGATCGAATTTAAGAACGAATCGTCCATATTCGATTTAGACTCTGAATCCTTTTTTCGGAAGTTATTGAAAATATTTAAAAAACCCATAATACCCGCCCTGCGGTAAAAATTTACTACTACGTCCTATACGACATATATTTTCCTTTGTCAAGTAAAAAATTGACAAAATTGTAAAATATAAAAATTAAGGGGCGTAAATACGCCCCGTTATTAGTTTTTATTTATATCAAAAATAATCAAGCATAGATTATGAAGTTGAAGTGTAACTGCTCTTTATAGAACACTAAAGACCTAAAATTGACCCTTACCACTCGTAAATGGATTGTTGTCTATGGTGGCTTCCTTTATGATTTAAAAGGATTTCGTCAATCACAGCGTTGTATCCGTCTTCATCCCCAATAATATAGAATTGAGAAGATAAATTAGTGTGCTTTTCAAAAATTTCTTTAAGAATTACGTCTTTCTCTTTTGCTTCCGTTTCCGTTTGGATTCTACCTACCATAGAATATTTTTTAACCCTTTTAATAAAAACATCCATTGTCTTTACGGAGCGGTGCAGATTGAGGATCAACTCGGATAAAGACGCGGAATAATATGACCTAGGAGCGATATATGCCAGTCCAATCAAAATAGGCGAGTCCGTAATAATATAATCGACTTTTCCAAGAAGCCTATCTACTCGATGCCATTGCTGCGCGGTAACGAGCAATTGATCATTCAGTAGGTCGACGCTATTGTCCCATACACAATCTTTAGCAAACTCAGTTACAAGCTCGCAAGAAATCCCACACAGCTTTAGCTCCGAGAATATATGGGCGGCTCCGGTACTTTCCCCACATCCGGGGCCTCCATAAAGGTTGATAACTTTAGTATCCTTCATATACATACGGCTCCTTTCTTAATCAAATCTTCCCAAAGCTCTTCTCGCTGCTCCAAAGGGATGAGGGCTATGCTAAGATGCAAAGGAGCTTTGAAAATTATATCTATTTCCCTTTTTTCTTTTAACTTGCACCATCCATCCCCATATGCCACTTTCTTATTTGAAAACCAATGCTTACGAGCATAATAGATTTCAGAATTGTCCTTATCGTATTTATCAATTTCTTCTTCTGATATTTGCTCCTTAAAAAGAAGATCATATTGAGAATAGCGTCCCTTAACCCGAAAAAGGTTAAGGCCATTTGCAAAAGAGAGAGTTCCATCCTCGATAGGAAAGGCGTCATCCCCAATATCCACAATTCTGCATCTATGAGTTCCAAGAACAATTCTATGGATGGGGCGTTCTTCGGTAGGGATGAACAATGTGAATTTAGGTATTTCTATAATAGTTTGATATAACTCGCTCATCTTTATGCCTCCTTGGTATTTTCTTTTCCATTATTAAGCCATTCATCATAAAGAATATCGCATATACCTACAAAGTCTGGACGGGCTTTTTCTCTAAGCTCCTTTCTAAAATCAGGGTCGCACATTTCTGCGGGGGTTACGGGCCGCCCAAAAAGTTCCTCAACATAAGAATGATATTCACTCCACGCGCCCATCAGAAATCCAGTAAATGCGGAAACTATTGCGCCTTCTCGATTCGTAAACTCCATAGATCCTCCTTTTTTAATATGGAGTACGTAAGATTAAATGTACTTACGTACTCCATATTTAGCTACAACTTTACGATTCTTTGGTTATTCGATGCCAACTTTATTCCGAATAAAGGTTCTATATAAGATGGTTTTGTTTTATCATACATTCCGAGCTTGGCATATTTTAACAGGTGGTGAAGCGGCTTAGGAATTTTTTCATATCTTGTCCATAACCAAATCTCCTGAAAATACGCATTCAATCGAATGATAAAGTTTTGAAGAGAAATCAAATTCTGATCAAGGGGTTCCCCTCCCAAAATCCAAACTTTTTTTACTAATAGTTCACTGTCTTTAAAAAGTCCAGAATTTTCTTGAGTTTTAAGCCATTCCTGATACGGAATCCCCTGATTGAATTCCCAAAGTTCTTTGTTATGACATCCCTCACAATGAGGTGCCTTACATCCGGAAAGATATATTTCCAGTGCCCGATGAGCCAGATTAAATTCTGTGCCCGCTACTCGCATCTCATTTCTTCCTTACCATAGAACTGGCGATTGGGACGGTCTTTTTCACGGCGAACCTTATTCCAATTTTTTACATTAGTAAAGAATCCGACAACACGGGTAATTTCCTCAGACCATTCTCTTCCGCAAACAGGGCATCTATCAGATCCCACCCAAGTATGGTTATCATCACAGATACGAAGAAGATAATTTATCGCCCAATAAACAACACCTGATTTTGCAGCATAGAAAATAAGATCTTCAATATTCTTTGTATCTTCAATTCTTTCACCAACATTAACGTGGCAAATCGCTCCTCCCGAAAACAAACCGTCGAATTTCCCTTGAAGCCGAATACGGTCAAGCATGTTAGCTTTAGCAATAAGAGGGATAAACTGGTTTGAATAGAAGGATACACCGCAATCATATCCAAGAACCTTATCTTTCTTTGCGAGTTTCACGGAAGATGATTCTGCGGGAACCTGTTCACAGTTATGAGGAGATTGATACAGTTCTTGAGCTTCATCAATCCAAAGATTAATCTGTTCAAGAGTCCGCATTACAAGGTCTTGTCCATCCTCATTCAAAATGTCCTTTCCGAGGATGCTCACAGCTTCATAGAGTCCGGTGACTCCAAAAGTCGAATATTGTTTAGTAATATCCATGTATCCATGCGTGTACAAAGGCGCTGCGCCAAGGTCAATTCGACGCTGTACAATCTTGCGTTTAGCGTTATTGATTTTCGCTGCGGTAAAAAATGCGTCTTTAAGCTTATCAATAAATACGCTCTCGTCTCCACCAGATTGCATTGCGAGACGAGGGAAATTTGCAGTAACAACACCGAGAGATCCGATTTTTGTACTTCCCGAACCGAAAGAATTAAAATACTCGTTCTTTCTATCTGATCTAAGCCGACAGCACGAACTCAAAGTTGACATCTTCCCGTTATACATATTAATAAAGCCAAACTCTTTGTTCTTCTCGGCAATAAACTTCACGAATTCTCTATCCACGATATTTCGGTCATCATCAATAGAGAAGCAAGCTGTCGTTACGGGGAACGTGAGGGGTGTTCTCCGCATCTCTTCGTTCATAGCGTCAAGGAAAAGCCCTTGCAACTCATGCACAGTTTCAGGATTTGCGGCCTTTCCATCCATCGTATAGTCAGGACAGAGGGATTCAAGGAAATTACGGTCGAATACAGAAAGATTGGAAAATGGGCTTTGATTTCCCCGGAATTCCCAATTCACCGTATAAATAAAATTGATAAGTTTTTCCTTTACATATGTTTTATAATCATCAACTTTAATCCGACCATCGTATCCGATCTTTTTCATTTTTTCTACGAAAAGAGATGCCACAATAAGAAAATCTGCAAATCCGGTAGCTCCCAAGGTTGAGTTTGCAGCAACAACCATAAACTGTTCTACTTGACGCACAAACGTCTCCAAAGATTTAGGGGCGCTCACACGAACTCGCTTAGATACGCCTTCCAAACCATTAAGAGCGATATCATAAGTAGAATAATTAAAACAATAGGGAAGGGCTACATCAGTGGAGTCGTTAACATAAAGATCACCACGAAGCACTTTTTCCACGACAGTATTAGCTTCAAGGAGCCCATAATCCTTTTTAATCTGTTTCCAGAGGAGGAAATAACTATTGTACTTTTTAATGGGCTTCGGCATTTCATGATTATACTCAATAGATGTCCGCGCACATACATTGGCATTAGAGTCTACGGAAACATCTGCCGTTGTAGTATCCGTATTAAAAAAATCTTTAGAAAACTTATTGATATCCATCTGATCGCCAATTCCATCCAAGGTCAAAAAGTCCCTGCCATATTTAGCGATAAGATACATCATAAGGTCATAGAACTCTTGATCCCAAGTAATCTTAATATGCATGTGCTTTCCTCTTTTTTTTATTTATGTTTTTATACATTTTTCAATGGCTAAATATTGACATCTAGCCATTGAAATTTTTTCTATTTACACACCAGTGCTGCCAAACCCGCCAGTGCCTCGAACGGTTGTGGAAAGCTCCTCAGTCTCCACCCAATCGACAGGGAGGTACGGAACAATGACAATCTGGCAAATCCGGTCGCCCGTTACATAAATTTTATTCGCAAGGCTAGGATCTTGGAAGTAATTCTTGGGAATACGGAAGACAGCCTTGATCTCTCCGCGATAATCGGAGTCAATGACGCCTACGCAATTAGAGAGTGTCATTTCCTTCTTGAATACAGAAGACCGAGGAAACACGAGGCCCACGTACCCCGCAGGGATTTCCATACCGATTCCGGTTCCATAGGTAACAAGCCCTTTATCCCAATCGATATCGCAGGTGACTGCATGGAGGTCATATCCAGCGGACCAATCGGTTCCACGGAGGGGCATACTGGCATTTTCATGAAAACGCTTGAAGTTGATAATGTGATTGCTCATGTAGATTCTCCTTATTAGTTAAAGATTGTATATCCGATAAACATCTTCTCAGGATAGGGCATTTTCCCATTTTCAAGAAAAATGATTCCCTTTATAATCTCGGGGAGATGTTTAAGAACATTAATTTTTTCATCCGGGGATACTCCTACGATATTAGATAAATTACGAACATATTTTTTTGTATCGTTTTCGTGAGGAGGTCCCATTCTATACACCATGCTCCGCAATGTGTCAAGGCCATTTTTCTGCTGATAATTCTTTAGATTTTTTGCACAAGCACGGATACCATATTCAGGGGACTCAAAAATAATGAACTTGCCATCACTTCCGACTTGACCGTCCCATTTCGTATTCTTCGAGCTTTTGAGATTACAAGGATTGTTATTCCGCAATCCTCTAGTATCTCCGTACGTCTCTTTTTTATCTTGAGACGTATTTTCCTTTTTTTGATAAGAGGCTTCCAACTTCTGCTTCATAATAGCATTTTCGGAGGCCATACTTCCTAACGCTGTACTTAAAAATTCTATCTTATGATGAAGTTCCTCTATCTGAACATTCTTACTTTTTCTAAAATTTGTAAGTGTTACATAATTATGTACTGAATTAGCAATAAATACGCTAATTAAAAGAGCTATAAGAATCCTATCCAAATAATTGAATTTAAACATCCACCCTACCTTAATATTTTTTAAATATAGCATATTTTTCTTATTCCTTCTGGAGGTAATGTCTCTCCATTAATAATCCTTTTTATAGTATTTATGTGGCGCACCCTATGTTTCAATGAAGTATACCTCGCGCACGCTTTCATGCTATCAAAAGTCTTAATCGACCCATCGGTAAAGTAAATAGCAACTTTAAAGCCATGTAAAAATTCATGAAAAGTCCTTATTCTACCATTTTGTTTAATACCCATTTTCCTATTTAATTGAGCATCTTTGTTTATTTGAGATAATTTGGACTTTGTATCTTCTGATACACGCCTTCCTTTATTTAATGTAGCATCCCCTAATTTCTTTTGAGATAATTTTTGCTTATGGTCAAAAGAAAATTTCATACCTTTTCGTATTCTCGACATATATTCTTTAAATTTATCAGTATGCACTTTCCCCCACCTAAAAGAGTCCTTGCCTTTTTTACCATAGTTTGGGTTATTTTCTCCAGAAGGGAACCCCTCTCCTCCCCTGCCTATATTATAAAAATCTTTACGGTTTACCGCATCTGATAATGCTATATAATATCGTTCTTTCTCAGCTAAATCTTCATAAGACTCCGCTTCGCAAAGTATATCTATAGAAAAATTATTCTTTCCATATTTTTTTATAGCTCGTTTTAGTATCTTTCCAGAGCCAAAATACTTTTCATCGAATACACTAGATGCGTGTCTACCTATATACATACAACCCGTTATTAAATTTGTTGTACAATAAACATATCCATATATATATTTTACCTAAAATTTTCTAATAAAATAACCCTTTAAGCGCATAGGAGAATGTATAATATTTTTCCACGTCACATTCCACATTCTCCCAAAAAATCTTCCACTCTTTCAAACGATGATTTCTTCTTTGGGTGTACATATTCCTAATAGCTTTTGCATTCGTGCACACTATTCTTCTTTGCATGAAACCTTCTGGCAAAGATGCTTTAGCAGCTTCAAAAGCTCCTTCTCGAATACAGGAATTTACGGTATCAATGGCTCTTTGAGGCGTGCCCTCAGAAAAGTTAGCTCTAGTCAGCTCGCCTTTCATGAGAGTGTGCATAGTAGATTCGGACAATCTCGTCACCCCAATTCTGTATGTGTCAAATTGGCTCCACCAATAACGGGGGGCGTTAATATCCATATGCACGACTAAAAATTCTAGAAATTTATTATTCCCTTTTTCAAGAGGAGCCAATTTTTCCATAACGATTTTCATTCTATTCGCGATTTCATCTGGAGTTTTCTTAGATTGGTCTTTGCCATAAATCAAAGCTAAACTTCCACTTTCAGTTAGCTCGTAATCAGACGTAACGCCAAAAGAAAGCCCTGTTCCAAGAATAGCACTAGCTAGACCGGATTCTTCCAAAACTGTAAAACGAAAATTAGTCATTTATTTTTCCTTTTTTATGGTTTTTGTTCGTTCCCAATAAATGGAGTATTCATTAACCGGAAGTAAATGTCAACAGATTTTTTAAAATTATTTTCTATAAAATTCTCCCCTCCATCCTTCGGCCTTTACTGGCAGACCTTCCGCCCATTGAGGAAGCTTGCACATGATATTTTCAAATTCCTCGACAGATCCAAACCCTTTAAGAACTTCCGCAATGATTTCATCATGAACATGAAACACTACCGGATAATTGGCTTCTTCGAGATTGAACATCGCATTCACCATCAGATCTCTACAGAAAGCTTGTGTAACATTTTCTGAAAGTATGAGATGGTTAAGCGGCCTTCTCACAAATTGTTTTTCTGGCGTCAAGGTCATCGCCGTAACAAGCTTCTTGAACGCTGGCTTTTCTGGCGTAGACCATGCCATCTCCACATCTTCAAGTTTAGGCTCGAAGTAGAAGAGGAACCTGCCACTAGGGAGCTTCATAAGGAGGAATCTCTTATAGTATTGGAATGATACTCCACGATAAGAATAAATTCCGCCCTTATTCGTCATAGCCATGACAGCAGCTTCAACGAGTTTGTGCCAAAGCTTAACCGTCATTGGGTGCCCGTCTCTCCATGCAGCAATAATCTTCTTTCCTTCCTCTTCATCAATGCCCATTCTATCGGCTCCAAAGCGAAGGAACGCGCCGTAACCACCTCCGTATCCACAGTTATGCACAATGCGTGGGCCGCAGGATGTATGTATCATAAACCTGCTTTTATCTCCACAATTCAAAAGATCATAAACTTTTTCTATTTTAGTATAACCATCTCTATTAGATAAAATGCTCCCAGTAAGAATAATTTCATCGCTATCATCTTTTTTGATAAACTTTAAAATCGCCCTATTTATTTTATCATAGTCCTTAATAACGGCTTCACTCACTTTAATATTCAGATAATTTTGAGCTGTTGAATACTTAGAAAAAATCGTAGCTAAAAAGACGATAATGGAGCATACATATTTAACTTTATCTTCAAGACTCGTGTTCCTTAAGCTTTCACCCAAGTATACATAAACACCTTTTCTACTTTTACAATCAACAAAGGATACATTAAAGTCATCTTCGTCAAAATCGGAAAGAATTACTTCAATTCCCATTTCAGCTATAGTTATTTTTACTGGGTATTTCTTCAAACTATAAATAATTTTATCTTGAACTTTTGAGATTTGATAACTCACCCAACTAGAGAATATTTGATATTGCTCACTAAAATAAACTTTCCCATCTCCTAGCCATTTACACAATTCAATAGCTGCATCGGAGTCTATCCAAATATTTTCATCCATCAACCATTTTTGATCAGGCGTAGATTCTACTCCCAAAAAATTAACGATTTCTTTAACACCTTGACAATATGCTCCATCTGTCAAACACCAGTTTTCTCCATCCCATACATAATCATCTTTAGTTATGTCGACGATTTTTTTTATTCCATAGCTCGTATAAACCATCGTATCGGCAGAGAAGCAAGCCAACGTAGCCGTCTTACCTACTTGACGCTGCTTCTTATCCACATCTTCATATTTCACCCCATAGATAGTCGTAGCTGCAACTTTATACGGGTCAAGGCCGTCCCTAAAACCTTGAAGAACATACTCTTCTCCAGCGAGATATGCCAATGCTCGGGCTTCAATCCCACTATAGTCGGCACAGATAAAATCGTATCCTTTTCTAGCGTGAATCATTGCGCGAAGGCAATCGGAGGCAAGGACTTTAGGGTCTTTCCAATACTGCTGGATAAGATCTAAATTCCCGCTAGCTGCAAGTTCGATATCCATTTCACTGATATCATAATTATCCAAAGGCTTGGAACCTTCGGGGATATTCATATTATTTGTTGAAGGTCTAGTCAAATTTTGCGGTTGAATAAGAGCACCTGAATTACTTACGATTTTACCATTCGCCATAAATCTATTTTTAGGGCCAGCATTAAGTATGTCATAAGTACGCATTAGGGTTTCTCTCCTTGCCAGAGTTTAAGTTCTCTTTCCTTGGCTTCTAAAAGAGACATTTTTTCTGTATCTGAAATAAAAACTTTATGTTCTTCTGTAGCAACAATCCCATCCCATTCAATAACGGGTTTATCTCCTGAAAAAACTACACCATCGTGATAAACCCAATCCGAACCGTCCCATACTTTTTCTGATCTGTCAACATTTTCGATAGGCTTTTCATAAACACAACCTGCATCATCACAAACTTTGACCATAGACCCTTCCGAAAGACAAAACCTTCCAGTTGAAGCGCCATGATAAATCATCGTTCCATGCGCCCTGCCATCATAGCACGAAGTACAGAGCATGGTCTGATATTTTGCCGTAGAAGACATGGCAATAGTCTGGCGGATCTCAAGGAATCTACGAATATCAGAGGGGAGATCAGGACGCTCAAGAAGGTCGGATACAGCTTGCTTACTTGCCGAATCAGTATCGACCCCACGAGATTGTAGCCATTCAATAATAGCCTTAGAAGACTTCATAGTCGATACCGCCCCATACGTAATCTCAGAAGCTTCCTCCGTCAAAATATCTTCTACCTTATTTACCATATCCATAATTTTGACCGCGTGAAACCTGTCAATTCCTACTCCACGGTCATTGATCGTCTGGTCGAGCCGCCACACTTTAAGCTCCCGCTCAGGGATAGGAGGAAGCTCCGTAAAAAGAACTTCTTCCGCAACCACGTCCTGTCGACAATATTCAACATATCGTTTAAACATTGGCTCGTCACAAGGATAGACAATATATTGATGGTAGTTTTTAATGGTAGGAATGCCACCTTTTGAAAGCACGGCATAGACGTATTCTTGAGTAGCCTTAGCCTTTTCGGGATCTGGGAATGCGGAAAGTTCGGCTTTACGGAATTTCCTAGGCTTCGACATTTTCATCATCAACTTATGCCCCTCATTATCTTTCTGAGGAGCATCCTTTCTCCATACCTTCACTGCCTGTTCCAGTTTACGGGGGAGGTTGCACATAAGGGCCTGAGACATCGTGCATCGAATTTTCTCTAATGGCAATGGCTTAAACCAGAGAGGCTCCATCTTGAACTTCCAAATGGCTCTTTCGAAAGGGGCGTTATGTGCTGCAATCTCTTCACAATTATTAATAATATCCTGCAATTCATCGTCGCTCAATTCAGTATCAAGAAAATGCCTATATGCCGGAGCTACCCATACACGAGCCTCCTGTCCGCATATACGTACGGCAAGCATCATCACCTCGGTATCGGGATGCGCAGCATATGCGTAAGCTCCGCATGTTTTAATATCTACGGGAGATCTCGTTTCAAAGTCAATTACGGATTTCATCATGCCTCCTTTATTAAAAAAGATACCAGAATTTTTAACAAATAGCTGGTATCTTTTTTTTATTTATTTCGTTTCCATGTTTATGTGATTTAGATAAAGAGGCTGTATACTTTCGCCTTTCACCCTACGTTTCGCTGGATAAGCCAATTGGCAGACTAAATATTTTTCATCCCACATCATACACCTCTTTTCTTTACAAGGCGCATTCAAGAAAGGACAAATTTTTTCTACTACCCTGAAAGTTCCTTTTGCCATTATATCCTCCATGCTTACAGAATTTCAATGCTTCCGGAACAAAAATCCCCACGACCCCAATGAATAAGCGGAGTAGGAGGCAGCGGGTCGCCTACCGCATTAAGCTCAATATATTCCTCCATCAAAGAATCAATAAGAGCAAAAGCTTCATCAATATGAATCTTCGCATGTTCAAATTCTTCAAACACGTCGCTCGGCTTTTCTTCCATCTTAGGAATAGGGAGCCCGGAAATATTGAGGCTTTCATTATTCAAAGTAAACTCAATATTGACACCAGATCCAGCGCAGCAAGTAACCGCTGCCTTTTCCGCACGAAGACCACGCAGAAGGGCCATACGAGCCTCGTGAAGCTGGTCCGACTTCTCCGTGACCTTCTCCCCGGTTTCCGCCGAACTTACCGTTACAGTGCCGCTCATGGAGCATTCGTAGGAAGTATTCTCGGTGGTGACGGGTTTGGTGGGATCGTTCTCCATGCGCCACCAGAACCACGTCAGGAACGTCTGGCTATCGACTGTGAAATCAAGGTTTCGAGATTCCACAATTTCTTCGAGATTCTTAACATTTGGAATCCCGGCGACCAACTTGAACGACGCCCGGAACTTCTCAAAGACACTATTGGAAGTAGCGAAAAGATACCCTTCCCCCGTTTCAGGATTAAACATAACCGGATAGAAAGAAGGCTTGGCCTTTTCTTCTCCGAGCAGCTTATTCTTTACAGTAACCTGAATGTCCTTACGTTCTTCACGATTGGGTTTCTTTCCATGAGTTTCGGAGAAACGTTCAATCCGGTCAGAAATTTCACGCTTGAGAAGATTGGGATCTACCCGCTTAGTATCAATACGGAAAAAGAACGCGATAAACCCATTCGCCTTGATGTTGCCTTCGTGGAAATCAGAGGAGCCCCAACGGTCGTTAAGGGAGCAGAAGCCTTGCATGGAATCCATCCCGGCTTCCCACTTTTCCTGAAAACGTGCGGCGTTAAGCCCATTGATGATAGTTTCAAGATTATCTTCAACTTCGGTGATAAAACGGATAACGGAAACTTTGGACTTGAGAATAGACATATTTTCTCTCCTTGTTGATGTTTTTTACAACCTATTGACATCCTCCCTCGCCTAAAGTCGGGGGATTCCTATCAGTAAGGCCCGATTAGGCCAAACTATAGGCGGGTTCCTGATTCAACGCGGGCGCTTGAGCCTTTCCCGCTCCACAGGCTGTAACGGCAAGCCCTGCCGCCAAGATATTCAACGCCGCATTGTGATCGGCGTTAATCTCAAATCCGCAAGCTATACATTTAAACTTGGCTTGCGTTTGTCTGTTTTGTTTATCTACACATCCGCAACGGCTACAGGTCTGGCTGGTATACTGAGGAGGGATTGCGACCAAAGACCCACCCAACCATGCCAGCTTGTATGTCAACTGTCGCCGGAACTCAAACCACCCTTGATCCAATATAGACTTATTCAATCCTGACTTGCGTTTTCCTCCGGTCTTTGAGCTGGACATATTCCGCACTTTCAAGTCTTCAAGTACAACAACAGCGTGGTTTTTGCTAATCATTGTGCTTGCCTTATGCAAAAAGTCCTTGCGAGTATTAGCTATGCGGAGGTGCAAGCGTTGAATGCGTGATTTGACCTTTTGCCAGTTGGCGGAAAACTTTTTGCGTCTCGCTTGTTTGCGTTGCAGTTTTGCCAATTTCTTTTCATATTTGCGAAAGCTGTTCAACGGTTCAATTGTGCTTCCATCAGAGAGTGTCGCAAATCTAACAACACCCATATCAATACCAATAGAGCTTTTAGAGGGATGGATATGTTCAACTACTTCCCTCTCAGTCAGGATGGAGGCATACCACTCTCCAGCAGAAAGAGAAACCGCTACTTGCTTGAGAGTCCCTTTTATAGCCCGGCTTTTTCTGTAACGCACCCAACCTATTTTGGGAAGATAAATGCGGCTAGTTCCTTCATCCAGCTTGAAACCTTGTGGATAACGAAAGGCATCGTGAACACCTTTCCTCTTGAAGCGCGGAAAATTCGCACGCTTCTCAAAGAAATTTTTGTATGCCTGATCAAGATCCTTCAATACAAACTGCAATATCTGAGAGTGTGCTCCAGCAAGAAAAGATGTTTCTTCTTCCTTTTTCCAATCACGGAGGGCCTTACAAAGGTTATAAAACCCAAGACGTTTGCCCTCCGCTTGATAGGTTTCTTTCTCCAATGCAAGCGCCTTATTCCAGACGAAACGGCAGCAACCGGCAAAACCCAACATGAGATTTGCTTGTTTAGCTTTAGGACGTAGCTGGAATTTGTATGCTTGCATTCTTTTCATGGCTTAAATTATACTCAGTTTATAGGTAAATGTCAAGAACTTTTTAGGAGGAAGGATACCCTTTTCCGTTCCAATGACGTATCGCATTGATTTCACTATCGGAAATAGGGCCTCTAGCATGGCACTTATTACATTTAACCTGATACAAATCTATTTTCCTGTATTTCTTTACGGCTGATCGAATCAGAAGTTTTCCTCTACCTCCACAGTACAAACAGTTTGATATGGTCATGACGTGCCTCTCGTTATGAACGTAGAGTCCCCGCTCTTTGCTTTTTAGCTCGGATGCGGGGACTTTTGTTATAGGGTTTTAGTTCTTCTCATTAATCTGGAGTCGGGAGGAAAGCTTCACACGAACACGTTTTCGTGCGGGCTTACGAACAATCTCTCCGGTAAGGTTTGAACGGAACTCACGAGGGGCCAAGTCTACGACCTTGAAAGTACACAGCCGATGCAGCTTCACGCTACGCCCTGCTTTAAGATTGGCATAAATCACCTCGGTATACGCATTGATAACCTTTTCGATATCAACACGGCGGAATCCAGTAATACGCATGACGGCATTCGTCAAGTCGCGGCGGCAAACATTGTTGGTCTTTTCATTCTCTGACATTATTTTATTTCCTTATTTTTTATTAGAACGGCACATCATCGGAGGAAGAATCTTCCGAGCCACCGTAGGTTACATCGTTATTTTCTTCGGTGCCATAGAGTTCGCCAAGGTCGACGGGAGAGCTTCCAGCAAGACGCTGCCCTTCACCAGTCTTTACGACACCCTTGAGGGAAAGGAAGCATCCGGATTCAGTGCCGGGCTTGTCATTATAGTAAACGTCCATGATGACATCGGCGATACAACCAGCGTAAAGTTCCTTTTCGATTTCTTCTTTCGATTCGAGCTTCCGATAAGTCGTAGGGCCAGTCTTTACGCCCAGAGCAATAGGATACTTGTTTTTGACGCTCATGAAAACAATATCGTCGCAATCGCCGCTCGGCTTATACTTGCCGTCTCGAAGAGGGAAACCATCCTTGCCTTGCTTCGACAGATACGTATCAAAAAAGCCGGGCTCACGAAAATCAACTTTCCACTTCTTCTTATCCGGGCCAGCACCCTCGGTATAAACTTCCTCAAGCACGGAGCGCACTTTCTTAATCGTGTCTACGTCGCTCTTGGGAATGCGCGCTTCAATGCTGTACTGAGGGTCTTTGTTCTTATCATTAGGATTGACTACGGGCTCGGAAAGATGAGGATAAGAAATAGAAGCCTTGAAAATAACGCGCTTAGTAACTCTTGCCATTTTAGTTTTCCTCTTGTTGCGAATAAAATTCGTCGATAGATGTTAATGGATTTACGGATTTACGTTTATCGTTTTCTGGTTTTAATTCCATACCGGATTCCGGTCTAAATGAGTAGAGATCAATTTCCTCTCCTGTCAAAATACCTTCTAACTTAGATGGCGATTTTAACTTTCTCTCCTCAAAAATTTCATCTCCATATTTCAAACTTAGCTCTTGGGCGGTGAGCGCATTGTCCCTCCAAACTCGTCTCGATTTTCTTTTTTTAACTAGCTTAAACCCCGGAACTAATCTTCCAGCGACAGCGTCTTCATAAGCGGATTTTGCTACCGCTTCGATCCAAGGGGCGTACACAATCGATAGATGCAATATACGAGACTTTTCTTCACTTGTCAAGTGTCTTGGGTCTGGAAGTTCAATATTTTTTTTCTTTTCTTCTATATAATTGTTATAATTTACTAAATATCCAAGATCTTTTTCGATCTGAGGACAAACTCCAAAGGCCGGGCACCATTTACAGTGATCTCCTGATGAAAATTCGGCATCAGGATCTTCTGTCTTTTCTGCCGCAGGGCGTAACTCCGTTTCAGCCCAGAGATAGAGGTCATCGATCTTTAGACTGTACGAACTTACCCCGAAACAATCGTTTCTCGGCTGGACAATAACCATTACTACTTCATCAAAGTCGTCATTCGATAATGGCTCTCCTACAATACCCAAAGCGTAGTATTTCATTTGAGAATTGTCAACGGCTGTTACTGGCGTGCTCTTTCCATATTTTAGGTCGAATACATACAGTCTCCTATTCTTATAATCTTTGTAATTACAGTCGCATGTACCGAACATCCCTTCCTTTATCCAAGTAAGAGCGAATTTTTCCTCGACAGACAGCTTCTTGCTATCCCCTTTCTCAAACTTTTCAAAATGGACGTTTTCGGTGTCGATTTGAACAAGGTCACCATTCTCGTCCATCCACAATTTTTGATTATGAACTACGTGAAGAATGTGACCTACGTAAAGAGAGACGCTTTTTATCATCTCTTCTTCTATCTCAAAAGAATCTCCCTTTACGTAGATCTTTTTTCCTTTCTTACATGCGGGATACATCTCATTTTTAAGGCAGAACTCTGCGAGAGCATGGGCCGCCGTGCCCTCTTTTGCTGCGGGGCTGCCTTCGTTTTTCAGCCCTACGCTCATCCTGACGGAAGCGGGGCACGCCATCCATCTTTCTGAGGAAGAAGCTCCTATCCTGCTATGTTTTCCCAATACACTTACCTTTCATTTTTTTATTCATTGGTTGAATTGTGATCTTCTCGCAAAAGGTCTATATGATTATGAAGTTTCATCACAATCGTATTATAATATTTCTCATCCACTTCAATGACTTTGCGAGTTACACCCGTCACATTTTGAAGAATATCGGCAAGCATTCTATGAGACGTATCAAGATCTCTGCCAGTCCGCATTACCCGACTGCAATACCGCTTGCACTCATCCAGAAATTCTGCCGGAGTATAAGTTCTTTCAGGTTCTTCCTCAAACTTGAGCGGAGCGGAAGGAACGTCCCCATAGTCCTCTTCTTCGGAGGCACAGCCTTCTCCACCGTTATATTCTTCCTGTCCGGTCTTCTGCAAGATAGTCGCCGCAGGGTCTTCCATGACTGGAGGGACCTCATCATTTTCGAGAATCTCGGGTTCAGGCTCTTCTGTGGATTCCTCGGCGGTATTATCAGAGTCTTCTACAAGCTTCTTCAATGTGGCAAGACGTGCACGAGGAGAGAACTCGATGCCGCGTTCGGTAAGAATAGACTTCAAATGCTCACGTTCTTCATCACTATTCGTAGGCTTGTTTTCTACGTCAGATGCCTCTTCTTCATTTTCAACGGGCTTATCTTCGATGGGAGACGTGTGCTTTTCATCTTTCGCATCAATCTCTTCTACCTTTGGTTCGGATTTGTGTGGCTCGACAGGATTAGGCGATTCTACTGCTCCATTAAATCCGGACTTCATTCCTCCAAGACGCAAGAAAAACTCGGCAACCGCTTCGGGGGAACCTTCCACATTTACTCGGATATTATCAGATGCCCACATTAAGTTCTCTCTCCTTTATGTCTTTTATTTACTTATGATTAATAGCGTCAAAAACAAGGCTATTAAACTCTTCGCCATCCATGCTCTTGAGTGTAAAAATCAAAAGCTGTTTTTCGTCTTCGCTTATTTTTGTAAAAAAGCTATTCATTTCCGGAATAAAAAACTTTTCAATCTGAGCCCCGATAATAGCCAATTTATCGAAATCGGCAAAGGAAAGTTCTTCCTCATTCTTAAAAGTGATTCCTCCGTTTTTATAAGAAATACCAACGTATTTCGCTCCGACTTCAATCAATCGATTATACTCGGTCTTTTTGTTTTCTCTGAGAAGTTCAACCAGTTCTTTCAAAGCCGGAAGTCGATGACTTTCATTAGGATTCTTACCATCAAGAAAGTCCTTGCTTCCATCCCTACGAACCTTAACTGGAACATATTCGAGAAAATCGGGGTCTTTCTCAAGAAAAGCAATCAATACTTTCCGGAGATTACTCATTTCCACCATACTCTGAATATTACTAAAATTCATAATCATAACTCCTGATTTAATTTAAAATTTTATCTGCAATTTCCTGTTTATAAATAAGCATGGAACAAAGGTCTTTGTCAAGGGATTTTTCTAGGACCAAATGCTGAACAAGCACATAATCCGCTGTAGCCCCGATTCGTACACAACGATCCTCAGCTTGACTCATAAGTCCGGGCACAAATGCCAATTCTACAAATACCACTATTGAACTTTTTGTCAAGGTGTATCCGACACCAGCAGCTTGGATATTTCCGATAAAAAGATGCACATTTTCATTTTCTTGAAATGAATCAACACTTTCCTGCTTTTGTTTGTCCGACATTCCTCCTACAACTTTTACGGGATTGTACTCTTTAAGCTCGTCGGTTAGTAAATCAACAACGGCCCTATGATGCGCGAAAACGACGACTTTGTCAACCCCCTCAAGCAAATCTTTTAAATATTCTACACAAAATGGGATTTTACTCAACGCGACTTCTTTACGCTTCGCAGCCATCTCGGTAAACGCAACTCCGTCGCCAAATTCCATCTGACGCACGCATTCTTCGTATCCATAAAGATCACATAATTCGGCCCACCGTTTGGCTTCTTCCTTGATAGCGGCCTTACAATCTTTTGTTTCCAAAGGTATTTCAATAAGCTGTCTTCTTTTCTTGGGGAGCTGCGGAAGTACATCTGATTTCAACCTTCGGATCATCATCGATCCACGGAGCTTCTCGGATAAGGATGGAAGATTGCTAGCTCCACTCATATTGAGTACGGATTTTTTTACCGCGCATCCTTTTTGCTTATCATATACGTATATATCTTCATAATGCGCGGAACAATACTCGAATGCAAACGCGAATTTATTAGGCCATCTTTTTTCGTCAAGACAGTTCAGAAGCGGGAATAATTCTATGGGTCTATTCACCAAAGGAGTTCCGGTCATCAAGACTTTCCGAAATGCTTTTTTTGCGAGATAAAGCGACTGAATAGTCCTTTTCGCTTCGTCATTCTTGCAGTTATGGGCTTCGTCAATAGCCACAACATCATATTTTCTCTTGTCGAGAAAAGGAAATACGTTCGGCCTCCATACACTCGAAAAGCTTACGATATGCGCAAAAGCTTCATCATCTTTAGGGTCCAAGGTTACTTTCCGGGACTTATCGACAAGCCACTTATCCAATTCCCGTTTCCAATTCAACCGGAGGGATGATGGACATATGATCAGGACCTTCCTAATTTCAGGGAGACAATTCAAGTATCCAGCAATCTGAATGGTTTTACCAGTTCCGGGTTCGTCAGCAAGTAAGACTCCGGGGTTCCTCATCATATACTCTATGCCAGCCAACTGATACTCTAAATAGTGCAAACCTTCATTAGCTGGCACGGAAAATCCTTTCGTCGGAGCCGTTGCCCAAGAGAGATTCCATTTTTCTGAAAAGCTCTCAAGGATGCTTCTGGTTCTGTAATCATGTGAAACTTCTATAAATTCCTTCGCAACCCTGAATAGCTTTGTCTCGAACCAGTCTTCTTCCTTATTATATGTTACGTGTTTCATTTTACTAAATGCGCTTCGTTCTTCCTGTGTATGTGCCCGTATTTGAAAAAGTTTTCCGTTATATCTCAACCTCATAATTCCCTCCAAATCTGTGATTTTTTCAAAGTAACCTATCCAATCAAAAAATTCAAGACTTTTCCCTTGACAAAAACTTCTTCGTGAAATAGTATGGGAAAAAATTGAGGAGGATGAATTATGGATTATCATTGGGCAGACATATCGACATTAGAGCAAGAAAGGTATCTCCTTTGTACGAAAAGCGTAATAGACCCGGGCGCAACTGTTTTTAAAGATGAAAAAGGAAATTGGGGATTTACAGCATTTGGTAGAACATTTCTGTCGAGTTCAAGATATGTAACTAAATATAGAGCGATGCAAAATTGCGAAAAACTTATCCGCTCGGAGTTAAAATCTCTTTTAAATGAACTTACTCCAACGGAAAATATCTCTATTGATGATGAAGAGAATCCATATCTTTCTACTATAGAAAAATTGAAATCCATGTTTCATATGTAAGGAGAACACAGATGGAAACTATTATGACACTTTTGTATGGTGGCCTAATTTCTTTTGCTGTGGTCATCATTTGTGTTTTTATCATTCCTGTACCTAATAAAGAAAAACTCGAAAAAGAATGGGAAGAGGAGGCTCTTAAAAATGGATTCAAAAATTGGAACGTGTAAATGCGCCTATGTGGATATTCCTGAAAATGAAAATAGGCTTGTTGTACGATGCGTAAGATTTGTTTACAAAAATCCTGAAAATGAAGATGAAGTAATCGCGCCTATCACTTCTGGCGAGGTATGCTCCGTTTGTAGGGAATATGAGCCTTTCATTGAAGATACTGAAAATACCGATGATTCCGAAATTGAATTTGAAACACTTTAATAGGACACTTCATGATTATAAAAGACCTGCGGCATTGCCCTGAAAAATACGATGTCATTTACGCGGACCCGCCTTGGAGCTATTCCAATAAAGGTCTTAATGGCTCGGCAGAAAAACATTATTCTACTATGAACATAAAAGATATTGGGGAGCTTCCCGTAGAATCCATTAGTAAAGACAACTGTGTGCTTTTCATGTGGATGACATATCCATTAATCAAGGAAGGTCTTTGGTTGATGGAAAAATGGGGATTCAAATATAAGACAATCGGTTTTCAATGGATTAAGCTGAATCGCATTAACAAAAAGCCTTTCTTCGGATTGGGCAATTGGACTCGCGGAAATTCGGAGCCTTGCTTTATAGGAGTAAAAGGCAAGATGGCTCGGAATTGCGCTGGAGTACATCAAGTCATAATGTCTGAGATTGAGAAACACTCTAAAAAACCAGATGAAGCCCGCCACAGGATAGAACAGCTTGTCGGCCCGGATTGTAGGAAAATAGAGTTGTTCGCTAGACAGGAATACAATGGTTGGGATTGTTGGGGAAATGAAATCTAATAAGCAAAGGTAATATTATGGAATTTATGTTTTCCACAAAATGGTTCTTCGACATATTGTTCATATGCTCGGCGGTGATTTGGGGTTTTCTCATTCATGCGCTTTCTTTTCATCTTGCATATGATGAAGAATACGACACTGAGGAAACAAAAAATATTGTATTTTACATTATGGTTTGCACTTGCTTTTTTATCCCCTATCAGGCGGGGCAAATCGCATTGCATTTTGTAAAATAAAAAAAATCAGGAGAGGGAATATGAACCAAATTGCTATTAGGAATTTTTGTGTCGGTGGCAAAGAAGTACCTGCTGTGACTTCATTGCAGATTGCGGATAGTTTTTGCAAAAACCACAAAGACGTTTTGAGGGATATCCGCGTAATTATTGAAAAATGCTCGCTGGAATTTACTGAGCGCAACTTTGCGCTGAGTGAATATGGGGATTCCACAGGGCGCAAGCTTCCCATGTACGTTCTTTCCAAAGACGGATTCATGATGGTAGTTATGGGGTATAATACTCCAGAAGCTATGAAAATAAAAGAAGCCTACATCGCCCGGTTCAACGAGATGGAGGATCAAATCAAACAAGCTACGCAGCTTCCCTCAAACTATCTGGATGCTCTCAAGGCTCTTGTGGCTTCCGAAGAAGAAAAGATGAAAGCTCTGGAAACAGTCGAACAACAAAAGCCGATGGTCATGGTAGCCGAGGAACGAATTGAAAAGAAAGGCTGTCTGTCCATCACGGACGTTACAAAATCACTTGGATTGAAACGCGGAGAAATTACAAATTGGGCGAAGGCAAAAGGCTTCATCCATAAAAGGCTGTGTGAGGTGAATAAGGCGGGAGAGGAATACTTTAAGGTATATTCAACAGACAAAGTTCATAACCAAATCGGAATTACGGAAGAAGGGCTCAGGTTGATCAAATTCGAGCTTCTTCCATTTTAACAAAACAGGAGTTTAATTATGTATTGGTTTAAATCTAAGGAAACACAGGTTTTGTATAAAGAAATCGAAGACCTCAAACGTACTAATTCAGCATTGGAAGCAAAACTTAAAAGTAAAGAAGTTGCCCTCAATTCCGCTTTTACGGAAAATCAAAAAATGCGTCAAGACCTCGATAAGCTTAAAATGTGGATTAATGAAGCCTGTTCTGTACTTCTTACTGTAAAGAAAAAACTTAATATCGAAGAATAACTTAAATTTTTCTATTGACTCCCCACAAAATCCGATCTATCATTCTTGGGTATTTCGGATTTTGTGTGTTTTAAATAGGATGTTTTTCAAAGTATTTTTTTTCAAAGGAGGTTTTATACATGGGAGTCATCCTAACTCCTCATCAAAATGAGGCAATTGAAAAAATCATTCGGCATAAAAAGGATTGGGAGCCCTTTATGCTAGGGGGCTGTGCGGGTACAGGCAAGACTACGCTGCTTTATGCCTTGGCTGAATACTATAAAGATGAATTGATCATGCTCGCTCCTACGGGGAAAGCCTGTCAAGTACTTTCTCGAAAAATGCCAGCGGGTACGCTCATAAAGACGGTGCATTCTGCGCTCTATTCCGTTAGAGAAATCAGCGATGAAGAATTGGAGGAAGCAAGAAAAATAGCTGAGGAATCCGGGGAAGACCAAGACATTGTAAGATACACGTATTTGCTAGAGGCAAAAAATAATTTAGGCATAGAGTTCACATATTCTCCGTGTCCGGAACTCTTTTCGAGGGTTGTTGTCATTGACGAATCCTCCATGTTGGGGTATAAAGAGTTTAAGGCCCTGAAACAGATCTGCAAGAAACTCATTCTTGTTGGAGATCCGTTCCAACTGCAACCTGTAAAATCCGCTCAAGTCCTCCCTTCCAATCCCTCGGATTTCGATGCGTTCCTGTCGGAGGTGCATCGTGCCGCATTGGAATCTCCGATTACTCGCCTAGCCACGGAAATTCGTATGGGCGGCTTCCAAGGATGGGAATATTGGAAAAACGAAGGAATAGGATTCTCCTATGGGTTGCCTAAAGAAGAGTATGCTATCGCGGATCAGGTCATTACGGGCCAGAACTCTACCAGAATGAAGCTCAATCGTTGGCTTCGTGAAGAAAAAAATCAGGTATTTCCGGTTGTTGGCGATAAAATAATCGTCAAGCAGAATATCCGGGAATCTGTTTCAAAAAAATATAATAAGCTGATATTGGTCAATGGAGATATCGGAAGTGTTGTAGGATCTCATGAAAGTCAAAATAAAATTACTTTATATTTTGACTATAAGGAAGATGGAGACACGCATCACACTATAAAAGTGAATGATTCCCTTCTTCGGGCGGCATTTGAACTTCCTGAAAGCAATAAGCCGAAGTGGGGGTCTATCGTCGTCGACTTTGCCTATGCAATTACCGCACACGCATCTCAAGGAAGCGAATGGCCTTACGTTATTATATTTGATGATGAAATGAGAAAAAACGATATTCAAAACAGAAAGCACTGGATGTATACGTCGATTACTCGGGCAAAAGAAAAAGTGCATATCGTAAAGCCTAGAAATAAATAGAAAATAAGGAGATGAGGGTGGCATATATGCAACGCTTTGTATATTGGAAAGTTGAAGAAAGGGAAAGCGCTTGGAAGATTTGTAAAATCGACAAAGTGCCGAATATCGCTATGTTCTCTACGTCAATGTCTTTTGAAACGGAGCCCAATTATAAGGATGAAAATAAGGATATCCTTAATTTGGCTGTAGTACGATATGGGGATTTGACTCTCGATTTCGACTCAAAAGATGCTGAGGAGAGCCGCATTGATACAGTAAATGCTTTGAATAAATTGGTTCTCTTGGGACTGGATTCGGAGTCTCTTAGAATATATTATTCGGGGCAGAAGGGTTTTCATATCGTCGTGCCCGCTGAGGCTTTTGGAGCGGAAAACGGGCATCGTGTCCTTCCTTGGATTTACAAAGAAGTATGCCTTGAACTTTTCCCTAGCGAGGAAGGCTATAAGACCCTCGATTATTCTATGTTCGCAATGAAGCGTGGAAAGATGTTCCGAATTGCGAATAGGCTTCGTTCCAATGGCAGATACAAAATCCGTATTAGCGCGGATGAGCTTATCAATAATACCATCGAATATTTCCAGAGCAAAGCTCTATCACCCCAACCTGACGAACAAGCAAAGAAACCCGCTAGAATTGATTATCTGAGCGATCTTTTCCGTAGATGTGAAGCGAATGTCGTAGGAGCTATCAAAGCCCGCTCGGAAAGGAAGCAAGCCCCGCTTAATATTAAGGACAAGGAAATCGTTCCTTGCCTAAAGGCGATTCTTGGACTTACAAAGAAAGCTGGAGACTATTCCTTCAATCAGATGTGCTTCTCCGCCATCGTTCCCGCTCTCAGATCTGCGGGATTCACAAAGTCGGAAGCCATTAACCATCCTCTTGTAGTCGACTTTCTCGAAAATTTCGAAGAGTCTCAAGGTTATACTTCGGCTATGGACAGAACGCACCATCTTGAAAGCGTGTGGGATACTGACGAGAAATCCCCGTGCGATTTCGGTTGCGGAGCGATGATTACGATTCTGGGAAAAGAGCGTTCGAGGGTCTGTGGAAGCTGCCCAATCTATGCCGAACGCATGTTTGAGATGATTATGAAAGACTATGGAACGGAAGAACCTAAAACCGAAAACAAGGAATCCCCGACCAGTGTAGAGGATAATCCTTTCGGAGAATCACCTTTCGGAAATTCGGAGGATTCATCATCCGATATTGTTAAAAACGCCGAAAAGGAAGAAGATTCCGATCAGGACTACGTGCATCCTCTGATCAAGAAAATGAATGGCCTTTTCGCTTTTACTTTTATCGGAGGGAAATCGGCAATCATTTACGAAGATCCTGACGGGGAATCCAAATTCCTTACTCCTAGGGCCGCCGAAGAGTTCTCCGCAAACCTTCCCGCATTCGAGTTTCTTGATGCAAAAGGGAACGTGAAGCAAAAGCCCCTCTTCAAAGCATGGATGGAAAGCAAGAACCGCCGTCAATACCGTGGGGTTGAATTTGCTCCGCAGGGTGCTCCAAAAGGCTATTACAATCTCTGGCGTGGATTTAAATACGCAAACTCGGAGATGGGAATTGCCGAGGCCACTGAACGCTGCAAATTGTTTAGGAGCCATGTCAATGAAGTAATCTGTGATGGCAATGAAGACCACCAACGGTATATGTGGGCTTGGCTTGCACATATGATTCAAAAGCCGGAGGATAAGCCCGGCGTAGCCGTTGTGCTTCGTGGTGAGGAAGGTACTGGTAAAGGCTCTTTCGTATCCCCGTTCATGAGCATGTTGGGCAAGCACGGCCTGTCCGTAGCGAATAGGCAGCATTACTTTTCTAACTTCAACGGAGCCACCGAAGGGAAAGTCCTTATCTATCTCGACGAAGCTGTCTGGGCCGGAAGCAAACAGGACGAAAGCATTCTCAAGTCACAGATCACGGAGCGTACTCAGGTGATCGAAAGGAAAGGCTTCGAATCATACTCTGTGCATTCCTGTTCCCGGTTCATCATGTCTTCTAACGAGGACTGGGTTATCCCCGCAGGTAAAGACGCCCGCAGATTCTTTGTTCTCGACGTGTCCTCGAAGCATAAACAGGATACTCAAGGATACTTCAAAGACCTTAATGAGGAATTTGAGAATGGCGGTGACGAGGCCCTTTACGTCTATCTGAAACATTATGACTTTAGCGGAGTGAATATCCGAGAGGCTCCCCAGACGAAGGCTCTCATGGAACAGAAACTCCTTTCTTTGAGTAGTGTGCAGAAATGGTGGTATGATATTCTTTCCGAGGGAGCATTCCCGAGGGAAGAAATCGAAGATGAAAAGTCAGTAAAGCTTTTTGAGGACTCAGACTGCCCATCTTGGCCTAGCTATTTGTCACTTGGAAAGGCGCATGAAAAGTTTAAACAAGAAATGGTTAGAAGTAGAGCGTCCTCATACGATATTGTATCTTTAAAAAAATTCAGTATCGAAACAAAACGTATTTTTGGATTAGGAGATCACACTTTCAGGGTTCTTCAAATTGCAAACAGGAATGAAAGAATGAAAGTACATGCCTTTCCGAAATTGGACGATTGCATTGGTTTGTTCTGTGAATATCTGAATATCCCAAAAAACGAGTTTGACGAATTGAGCACAGATTAATCCCCACCCGCAAAACCTAAACTCGGACGAAAAGAAGATCCGAATCTCGGAGCCCAACAGACTGGCAAAAGAGATTCGGATCTTCTTTTCGTCCGTTTCTGATCCATTTAAAAGAGTTTTGGTTTCTTTTAAACCGGAAAACTTTCCGAATTAAAACTAAAAGAAACGGAAAATAAAAAAGTCAATTAAATCGGTCGATAAGAAATTTCGGCTTTTAAAAGAGTTTTAAATAGAAACTTTACGAATTAAACCGTAAATAAAAAGTCAAATTATTTCAATTACAAAGAAATTCTTAGAGTTACACTTTAAGTTTTTAGCTTTCTCACAGATTGGGAGAGGAGCTTCAAAAAATGGGATTTTAACAGGAGTGTGATCCCGATATCGGGATCACAAATTGGATCGGGATCACAATCGGGATCACACTTTTATTCTTTTATTTTATATATTTATATTTATGTGATCCTTGTGATCCCGATAGATAGAAGATAAGTCCATAAGAAGAAAAATGACCAGTCTCAAATATGCAACATACCCTCTATACCCCTACCCGTGATCGTATATAAAAAGACTTGGGAGGTACCCGGATCAGGATCATCCGGATCACAAGGGCCTAAAGTATCGAAACTATTGAATCGAGTGTGATCCGTGTGATCCCGATTTTTTAAATCACAATATATTCTAGTGAGTTATATGAACGATTTTCAGGTTCAATTTTAAAGACCAATTTTCAATCTTTACAATATATTTCAATTAGTTATTTCAGATCCGTGTGATCCGGGTGTGATCTACGCCCCCTATCCTTGACTTCCTTCGACTCTTCTGCTACACACATCAGATAATCAAAAAACCTACACAGTATAAAATGTTACACAGGAGTAAATATTCGATGGCTAAATCAAAATTCAATAAACCGTATTTCATCGGCATCGACCCCGGAAAAACTGGTGCCGTAGCTATAATCTCTGACGATGGATCATTTTGTTCAATCTGCGATTTTACGAATCACCCAATCTCATTTCTTCGCAAGTTCAATAAACACGTCAATCACGCCTACATTGAGAAAGTCCATGCCATGCCGAAACAGGGAGTAGTTTCCACGTTTTCCTTCGGAGAGAATTTTGGGACTTGGCAGGGTATTCTACGGACGCTCGAAATTCCGTATTCTCTTGTCCCTCCTCAATACTGGCAACGCGAGCTTGGCCTCATCAAATTGGACAAGAAGGACAAACCGTCGCTCCCGATGGCCCGAGAGATGTTCCCTGACGCACCTCTGAATCTAAAGAAGCATCATAACCGTTCCGATGCTCTGCTTCTAGCATACGTAGCTCTGCAAGATTACAAGAAAAATCAATTAAAGAACGTCATCCTGACCACCGAAGACTATCTGAATGATCTTGTTTAATAAATGTAAGCCTATGAAATTCTAAAAGTTCCTACACAAATCGTTTTTAAGGCTACATTCATCTCCTACACGACCAAATACTCACGAAACACATTTCAAGCCTTAAAAACACCCTCCTAGCCTCCGTATCACCCATAATCCCTCCTTTCATTTGGTTCCATTCACGTACGGCATACCTACGTTGGAGCACATTCGGAATGGATACCCGGATATTCCTTCTGGAATATTCCTTCGGGGATATTCCCTAGAGTCAGAAACAAGTATTTTTTTTCGTAAAAAAGTTGTTGACACTCTACGAATATCCGGGTATTCTGCGTTTATTGGAGAAACATCGAAAGGAGGTAAATAAATGATCGTATGGCATGTAACCACGGCGAAGAAACTTAATCGGTATAGAGCTTCCGGAGGCATTCTCCCTCCTGTACGGGCATGGGAGAGCTTGCCCTCGGCGGAACGTTTTTCAAAACAGACGGGACGCAAAGTTATTTTGAGGCTTAAATTTCCGGATATAGCGGAGCGACTTCCGGGCCATCGTGGGGAAGCCTTCGTCCTGTATGAAAAGTACAGGCTTACGAGTGTGTAGTGAAAATGAGGTGCATATGAACACAAGAAAGTGCCCGCACTGTGCTAATGACGCTACTGCCAAGAAGGTACTAATTGACTCTTTTGTAGGCCCATATGAAATGTGGCATGTGACTTGCAATAGCGTTTTCTGTAATAAAAAGTCGGATCTTTTCAAAACCAAGGAAGCCGCCGAAGCTGATTGGGACGCTAAATTTCCGATTAAAGACCTATACAACAAAGAAAGCTATAGATTTCAACTTAAAGATAGCGAAAAACAGTGGTTGGAAAACCGAAAAGACGTGTGTTTTAGGTGCGGAAGGGATAAAAAGACCGAGTGTATTTATAGTTTCTGTTATTATGCACAATGCGTTGGTCAAAATTATCCTATGAATCCAAAACGGTATACTTTATCGGGATTTAGCCAAGATGTAGCCGAATTTGAGGCTATGGCAGCTATTTGGCTTGCGAAAGCTGGTGAACTGGATTCGATGCCATGTGAAATAATCGGTGATGGTTGTACAGAGATGGGCAAATTAAGATATAAATGCGTGCAATGCCGTCTTAAACATGCAAGAATTGCGGTCGAACAAAAAATGGAGGAAGAATCATGAACGAGGTGGAACTGCTTTTTCATAATATCAGACTTGGCGAGTCAGCGAAGTCGGAACTTGAGAGACGTGCGGAGGATCTTATCCGATTGCATAATGAAATATGTCCTGACGATAAACAACAATTAAGTTTTTGGGACGGGTTCCCTGTTGAATTGAAATCTAATGGAAGTAGTTTGAACGTCTTATTGCACACACAAGAATCCTACCATGATTGTATAGCTTACATTGAGTGCTCGACGGCAGAACTTTCTAATCCTTATCTTTATTATGACCGCATAAAGGAAGAAAAGAAGAATCGTAAACGCGAATATACGTATAAGGCGGACTTGGCTATGTATGAGAAGCTCAAAGCAAAATTAGGACTGTAGAAAAAGGAGGTACATATGACCAGAATATCTTGCGAAGAAGCAATCAATCTGTTTCGTCAACATGAAGAAATCGAGGAAAAGATTAAGAATCTTGCATCAGCTATTGTGTCCGCAGAAAACGAAGCACGTAGCAAAAAGTTGGAATTGAGTACTTACTTAGACGATGGTAGCGTTGAGCTCGTAGAATATAAGGGAAAACAAGTAGTTCGTGTCGTAGCGTATGGTGAATATCTGGAAAGATACGAACTTGATTGCAGCCCCGAGGAATTTGTTAATCCTCTTTTGTATTATTTGAGAAGATTGAACGACTAGAAGGCGTGGGGTCTTTGGTGCCAAGAATCTGAGAGAAAGGAAGATCTTGCCATGTATATGAAGCTCAAAGCGAAGTTAAGACTGTAGAAAAAGGAGGATAGATAATGAGTAATGAAATTTTTGAGTACTTCATGAGGTGCTCAAAAGAAGCGATTGCGAGGGCATATATGTGTAGAGATTACTATGAAAACAAATGCTTTTGCCCTGCTGATGAAGAAGGCTTCGTTTGTCCTTGGGGATCTGACAGGAGATGGTGTTACACAACAACTCCGCAAGATTGGGAGGAAGTATTGAACAGTAAGCTGGAGAAGAGGAATGAATGCGCAAGAATGGCTTGAAGAATTGGAATATTTTGCGAAAGAAGCGACTCCCGGTCCGTGGACTAAAAGCGAGCAAGGAACTAATGAAACATACCATCATCGTATCGAACGGTATTATGGAGGAAAAGAAGTCCCTGAGCATATAGCATATATTGTCTTGCCCCACGTGTTTGGAAATTTGAATGACGCCGCTTACATCGTCGCCGCGTGCAATGCAGTTCCACGACTTGTTGAGATGGTGAAATATTTATCCGAAAAATCAAGGGTAGAAACAAATGGTACTAATACTTGGAGGATAAGAGAGTCAAAGACTGTACTTCAAGAGGCATACGAAGCTACTGACCCAAAAAGAAAGACCGCAGCCGAAGATCATTCCAATACTTTGACGTGGACAAATGAAATTCCTAATGTTCCCGGATTTTATTGGATGAGGAGCAGTCTCTTCCCAGAGCCTCATATTATGAATTTTAGTATTGAGGTGATCCCCCTGTGCGCTGATGATTTTCTTCCGGGAATAGAGTTTGCTGGCCCAATCCCTGAACCAACAGAATCGAGAGGACACGATGGAAATTAATCTTTATATACCACCACCAAATATGTGTAAAGATTGTGGAGAAGAATATCCATTTTTAGAAAATGACAAACCAGCAGATTATAGAGGGCCTTTAAGTTCAGTTTTATTTAAAGTTGTTTGTCCACGATGCGGGAATAAAAGTAAGGAATGGCTTCCTCAACGAGAAGCTATTTTGGAGTGGAATAATAATAATCCAACTAAAGTAAAAGAATTAGCCGGGGGAGAATTGATTATGGAATCCGATAATAAATATAAAGTAAAAGGCGACCGAGAAATCACCAATGGGGAAAGAAAGGTCGGTGAGGTTATCCATCAGGCTATGTTGCGATGCTTCTCTGGTAAAGGGAAGGAGCGTCATAATATAGAAGGCACTGTAGACTTTATGGACCAACCCCTCATGGAAATCTCTCGTAGAGTAGGCATCGGCGGTCCGCTCTATCAAGTCCATAAGAAGGCATATGAGGCTCATGATATGGTTCGCAAAGGCGATTTTGAACGTGCCAGAAATGAGCTTCTTGATATTATCATCTATACAGCCGCAACCGTTCTTCTTCTTGATGAACAAAAGGAGGATAAATAGTATGCCTTGGGAAACTTTGAGAAGTATTTCTTCTAAAGACGATTATGATGATGGAATTGAAATTTTAGACAAAATAGTAAAAGATATGCATAAAATTGAAGATAAGTATGCATATGATAAGGGAAATATTTTTGCAATTGGAGAAGTATATAATATTTTGTATGAAGCTGATAGAATGATGAAAGAATTGGATAATCCAGATTATATGACTCCAGAAATTCAGGAAAAGCTCTATTATGCTTCCGCATTTATTCTGATGATTGCACAAAAATATTTTCAACCACATTATTAATTTTTATATTGACAAACGTAATTTCAGTGTGTATATTGTTTTCATCTTGGTAGCACAAGTAATCTTTCAATAAAAAATTAATATTTGCCCGACTTCCGGAGAGACTTAGTGTCTCTGTGCTACCCGGTCGTCGGGCATTTTTTTTTAACCATTAAAAGAGAGGAATTGTTATGGATAAATTGAAGATTTTTGAGAATCCTGAGTTTGGTAAGGTTCGTGTAGTTGATAGGAACGGAGATCCGTGGTTTACAGCAAAGGATGTATGCGATTGTTTGGGACTTTCCGATACTAATAAGGCTCTTTTGGGTCTTGATGAAGATGAAAAAATCGAACACGAAGAGTATTCGGGTTCGGGAAGAAAGCCAATTATCGTTTCTGAATCAGGATTGTACTCTCTTGTTCTCCGCTCTCGTAAGCCCGAAGCCAAGGCGTTCAAGCGTTGGGTTACTCATGACATTCTTCCTTCCATCCGCAAGACGGGAGGATATGGAGTCGCAGCGCTTCCTCAGACATATATTGAAGCCTTGGAAGCTTTGGTAGAGTCAGAAAAGGCCAAACAAAAAGCTCTTGAAACTGTAGAATATCAGAAACCGTTGGTACAAATCGCGGAAGTCCGGATTGACAAGAAAGGATGCTTTTCACTCACGGATATCAATAAATCGCTCGGATTGAAGCGTGGGCTCATTACGAATTGGGCGAAATCTAAAGGATATATTCATCAGCGCCTTTGCGAGGTAAATAAGGCTGGCGAGAAATACTTCAAGATTTACTCGACGGATGGAGTTCATAATCAAATTGGAGTCACGGATGAAGGCGTCCAACTGATTAAAAGTGTTTTTGCGTAAACATATAGGCTATTATTATGATAATAAAAAGGGCATCCATAATTTAGATGCCCTTTTTATTACAAAATTGTAAAATTATTGGAATGGATACTTGACAAAATTGTAAAATTGATTTACGCTATTTCCTAAAAAATAAACAGGAGAAAATGTATGCGTAAATTTTCTAAGCGTTCATTGAATAATCTTGAAGGTGTGCATCCGAAGCTTCGTGCTGTTGTTGAAGCCGCGCTACAGCGAAGCGAAGTCGATTTCACGGTAGTTGAAGGGCTCCGCACGTATGAAAGGCAGGTTCAGTTGAAGAAGGATGGTTTTTCAAAGACCTTGAAGTCCTACCATCTGAAACAGTCCGATGGATATGGGCACGCTGTCGACCTGTATCCCTATTATAATGGTTCTGTTCAGGTTGAGCCCGACAAGGAAAAGTGGTTGATGATTAATAAGGCCATGATGGAATGCGCGGAAGAACTTGGCGTGAATCTCACGTGGGGCGGAAATTGGAAGACTATCGTTGACCAGCCGCATTATCAGATTGAGTTTTAATAGGTAAAAAATTCATAGGAGAGGGAAGGATGAAGGAAAAACTATGGATTTTGATTGGAAGAGTGTCGTTGGAACCGTTGCTCCAACAATCGCTACCGCTCTTGGTGGCCCTCTGGCTGGAGTTGCAGTATCATCATTAGCAGCGGCTTTTGGGCTTTCCTCGGACGCCGACGAAAAGCAAGTAGCCCAATGTGTGCAGAAGGCTTCTTTCGAGCAACTGGCAGAATTAAAAAAGGTCGATTCCGACTTTAAGGCAAAATTAGCTGAGTTGGAAGTTGACCTTGTTCGTATTTCTGCCGATGATAGAAAAGACGCCCGCCAACGTGAGATAGACGCCGATGATTCTTCGACGCCGAAACTTCTTGCCATTATAAACGTGATTGGCAACCTTGCCGTTTCTGCCGCGATATTTTATGCTATGGCCTTATATATGAATGGAACTCTCTCAGATATAAAAGTGCCCGAGTTTCTTGTCGCTCTGATTGGCGGTGTGGTATCGAATATCTATTCTAGCTCGAAACAAGTAATGGAATATTACTTCGGATCGTCCAATTCGTCAAATTCGCAGAATAGACTTTTGTATCATTCCTCCCCAATAGGAAGCACCTCAAAAAAGTAGGAAGATCATGGCTGAAAATACGCAGCATCCGGCACCACCTAATCTCGGGTGCCTAGCTTGCCACAATATGACGAATGAGGAAACGATACGGCATATTCTTATACTTGCCCATCGTATTGATGAACGGACTGGAAATCAAAGCATGTTGATTGAAGAAATGCGTAAAAAGCTCGACAAAATCGACATTGACAACATCACGGAAATGAAAGAAACCCTTAAACGACATGATAGACAAATTTCGATCTGGAAAGGTGCATTAGGTATCCTATCCGCAGCATTCACGGTATTTGTTACATGGTTCATTAACGTATATAAGTGATAAAAGAAGGCCCCTAAAACAATTCAATATGTTTTAGGGGCCTTCGTTTTCGTGGTTTTTATTGCGATGGAGGTATTCGCAGTACCTTTTATCCATCCGTAAAGACTATGGAGAATGACTTATGGAACCACGAAATTTAATTGTGTCCGAGTGGCGGGAGTTGCACCTAAAATGCTGATCAAGCATTCGCATTTTCTTCGAAGCTGTTTACTTCGCGCAGATGTTTTAACTGTGGCCTGTCAGAATCCATCACTTTTTTCAATGAGTGCCTACTAGTATGCGGTTTTCTCATCTAGATCCTGACTAAGCTCTTAAACTACACCCGGAGATTTGTGGGGCCAAACGGACCTCGATAGGCTACGCAAGGAGGTCGAATCGTTCCTTTCAAGATCACGTTTGGCTTTTATCGATGAAGAGGATCTTGCGTTCTCGATCCATACGGGGAGATACGTAGATCAACTCAATCCATCGAAATATTATCGATATTTAATAGGGTCTTGCAAGTAACGAAGCATCGTAACCACGAGTTTGATATGCTAGTTCTATCTATCGTCATAGAAGGTCTATTGCGTCGCAGCTACTATTAGTCTATGTCTTTCGACATATCCGTCAGTTTTTCAACGCACTTGTCTGCTCTACTTCGTATCCCGTGTAAATATCGATAAATTTGGCGGACAAGGTAGGATTCGAACCCACGGACGCTCCTGCGCCAACGGTTTTCAAGACCGCCCCAATAAGCCTGACTCTGGCACCTGTCCTATTGTTAATTCTTCTGGCTGTGGGAGACGGGATTGAACCGCCGACACCTTGATTAACAGTCAAGTGTTCTGCCAAACTGAACTATCCCACAATATTTTTTTTGGTACTCTCGGAGGGAGTCGAACCCATCACTTGTACGGTGCTTAAAACCGATGTGTCTGCCAGTTGCACCACGAGAGCATGATGGTAGAGTCGATAGGACTCGAACCTTTGGCACTCCCCATGTATAAATGTATGGGATTCTTGCTTCAACCACCATTACCTGATGTCGACAAGCGTAGAGATTACTCTCAGTTCCCGTGTGCCCCACGGTACTATAAAATTCTATATAACTTCCCGATTATAAGCCGATCCTTCTGTTAAAAATTTTTGTTGTGGGAGACGCAATAAAGGAGGAAATTGAGTCTCCCGATTCGAGGAGCAAACGTATGAATGAATTGATGGAAACCTTATACTAAACTTAAATCAGAATGTCAATAACTTTTTTAATAGTTTTTAAGGCCGTTCGACCATAAAGGGCACAAGCGTTGCAGAATAAATGATTTTTTCTTCATCCATGCCATCCTCGTTCTCAACGAATGCCTCAAATTCGATCTTGCTGACACTAAAAAGGACAGTAATAGCGTCAATCTTGGTCCCTTCCTTAAAATCTCCAATATCCCTGTTCAAAGTGCAATCATAAAACACAAAGTCGAAAGTGTCAAGCTGATCCCAACCTTCACAAGAAAACATTCTTTCAAAGAAATCCGTGGTGGTATCCATCTATGAATCTCCTTTTTACAGATTTATGGTGCGACCGATGGGGCTTGAACCCATAACTTGCCAATTAAAAGTCGGCTACTCTTGCCAATTGAGTTACGGTCGCATAATGATAGACTCGATAGGATTTAAGCCCGCATTTTCTCGGTTACAGACTTACTTTCCATCAATTGAAATACGAGTCTATCTTTTTGATGGTGCCCATATGAGTCGAACATACGGTAACGCTCGAAAGCGTAGCTTTTCCATGTAGCCAACAACACCTTTTACTGAAATAGATTATACTTAGATTTTTATACTTGTCAACTACTTTTTTAAAATATTTTTAAATTATTGGTTTAATTGAAGAAACCTTCCGGAGATCCGAAAGAATCTTCACCCCCTAGATTAAGTTCTCCCTTCTTCCTAGCTACTCGGCTACGAGAATCCGGCGTGAGCCCAAACCTTTGTAGAAGGGTATCAACTTGCTTTTCTGCTTCCATAACAAGTTTCGCAGTAGGATTGTTTTTCCTGATACCTGACGGCGTAATATACGTCTCGCCGCCTTGGGCTTTCAAATCCCTGCGGAGTTTAAGCATCCTATTCACCGCATAAACTAGGAGTTCCAAAGCCAGAGAGTATTCAGCGTGGTCAAGGCCCTTCTGTGCGATAACATCAGCAATCGTGTTATAAATATCTTCCGAGGACATTTTGTCCCAATTGATTTTTCTTAGCGGTCCCTCAGCCAATGGAACGTCTACTCCATGCTTTGTAGAATTGTATGTACCATCTTGCTTATGGGCTTCGATTGATTTAGTTTGACGGCGCAATGATTTTCTCCTTTTTTAGATTAAATTTATTAAAAATATTAAGCCATAAACGAATTTTTGTCAATAGTTTTATTAAAATTTCGTTTAAAAAATTTACATGAATAATTACAACCGGATAAAAGCTCAGAAATCGAAAAAAATGTTTTTTTGAGTCAACGACGGTACTATATACCGGAATGCGGTACACTTTGACCCTACCCCCTCCCATATACTTGAAATGATTGGAGAATCTCAAACCAATCTCAACCTATGCAAGACTTATGCCAAGTTGTAAGTAGTTGATTGTATTGATAGTTATTTATTGAACAATCGTTGAAAATCCCCGTGCACGGTCGTCAACGATCGTAGACAGCCGTCAGCAAGCGTCACAGACTGTCAACGACCGACAGCAATCGTCATCGACTGTCAACTACTGTCATTTATGGTCATTAGGTGTCATTGTGGCACAGTACTTGCAATACCTTATATAATATATGGGTACACGAATGTTTTTTCTTTTCGATTATTTCATAGATCCGCTTGACAGTGATTTAGTATTTGTATAGAGTCTCTTTAAACGGATCGCATGGAGGAATTACTATGAACCAGATCACTATCACCGTAGACAAGCGTGTAGGCGTTATCTTTAAGTCTCCGTTCGGCGTATGCACCCTGTCGCATGATGTTGAGTTTATTGATGTTCCTTGTTCTCCGGAAAACCCCGAGGGCTACGAGGAAGTACCTTATGTGCTTATTAGTGGACTTGATGTAAGCCCCGAGCATCGGCGTCAAGGGCATGGTAGGGCATTGCTTCGTGCCGCTATAGACTATGCAAAGAGGGAGTTTCCGCACCTTCCTTTGAGGCTTTCGGCTGTCCCTGATCCTGACAGTGTGAGTCTCGAATCCCTCATTGACTTTTACGCTAGTAGGGGATTCGAGACGATTGAGACAAATCCTGTATTTTGCATGGAATATCGTGGATAATCCAGAAAAATATCTAAAAAATTTCTTGACGACATTCCCAGATTCCGATAAAGTCTTTTCAACGGTTCAGGAAAATTTCAACAAAAGAGGTTATCAAGATGAAGCTTACCACCGCTTGCCGTAACTACCTTTCCGCGTCTTTTGACGCTAAGTCCCTTGCTTTTGCTAACCTTACCTTGAAAAAGACTGGTGTTCGCATCGAATCCCGGCGCGTAGGCGTCAAGTCCCGTGTCTATGTTGCCGTTGGCGGAGGCGTCAATGGCATTTCTGGGAAAAGCATTTCTGACGTTATGCGCCAGATTGTAGCGCAGGACGAAAACACGAATTTTCTCGGGTTCCTGAACAGCGTTCTTCATATGTGCGGGTTCATGGCGTTGCCGTGTGTAGCCTTTACTGCCCTTCACAACGCCATCTCCTATCTGTAAATCACACGAAAAGGGGAGAACTCGCCATGTATAAAGGTTCCGCCATCAGTAAGCTTTCTTTCAAGCGCAACTCCAGCGCCGTAATTTCCCGCGTCGCGCTCACGATTACCTTTTCCCTCGTGGTAGCTTTCCCCTTTTTCGCAAGGGTTATTTTCTAAAAAAATGCGGATTTTTGTTGACAGAAAAATGGAAACTCGGTAGATTGATTTCAACGAAACAACAAAGAGATTATCACCATGAAAGTTATTGACATCAAAAATGTTATTGAATCCCTCCCCGCCGAACGTTCCGCATGGCGTAGGGGAGTTCGGCAGTACGCTATGGACCTTATCGAAGATTTACCCGATTTTCAGGATCTTAACCCTGAAAATTGCCGTGGGGTTCTTCTTAACGGCGCGGGGTCGTGGAAGGAATGGTCCTACGGCGGGAGTGGGCTTGTCTATGATGTTGACATAGCCGAACGGCTTTGTACGCCGTCCGAACTTCGCAAGAAACGCGGAGGGGAACTTGAGCCTAGCTCACACGAATCTTGGCTTGACGTTGAAGCTCGTGCCGTAGGACAGGCCGCCTCCGCAATCAAGGTTATAGTTTCCGTAGGGCAACGTGAAGCGGGTAAAAAACTTCTCTTGACAGTTAGCCCGTTTTAGTCTAGGGTCAATTTCAACACAACAACACTTTAACCATATAAAGAGGTTATTGTCATGCACAAGCGTATTTATCTTTCCGATTTCGTGGAAGCCTTTAACGAACACGGGCGCGACAATCAATTTTCCCCCGCCGCTCTTGAAGCCCTGTTTGAATTCTTTGAAGAACTTGAGGATGAAACTGGGGAACTCGTGGAGCTGGACGTTATCGCTATCTGCTGCTCTTTTACGGAATACGATAGCCCGCAGGATTGCGCCGAAGATATGTTTCTTGACGTTGAAGGCATGGAGGATAGGGATATCATTAGCCTTCTTCAAGAACGAACTATTGTTATCCCGCTTAAATCCGGCGGAATTGTGATTCAGAATTATTAAAAAAAGCTCTTGACTCTGATAAAAGAAGGGTATATACCCTTCTTTAGAATGATGCAGGAACTTTTCAAAAATGGTCTTTAACAAAAGAGGTTTTATCATGGGCTGGACAGTATCGAACATCGTAGCGGATACCAGAGCAAAGGCCGTAAAAGCCGATATCCTGTTCCAAATGAGTGGGAGCAAGGTTCTTTATGTATCCAATTGCGCTTTATCTACTATTTTCGTAGCATATTGCGAAAAAGGGGAAGTTCGCGGCATCGTGGTAAAGGCTACAGCTACGAAAAGCTTTTACAGTAGCTTACGAAAGGTGACGACAAAGTTTATTCCGTTGGATATGGGGCCTTTTGATTACGCTTGCCCTAAAAAATTTCTTGACATGATCACGCCTCCTACGGTACAAGAAAAGTACTTTCTAAACTGGTACTTGAACGCTTGCAAGTATCACGGGATCTAACTAAAAATTCTTTTCATATCCTGTTAAATTTAAAGAGGTTATCAAAATGAGAAGTTACGTTACTGTTAAAGCTCCTAAGTCTTATGTCCGGGATTTCTATAACCGCATGATCACAGAAAAGGGGGTTGACTTCCTTTTTCGTGGGATTTATGCAGAGGTGAACTTTCGCCTTGAGCATGGAGATCCTGTCTACTACTTGCACCGGGCTTGCATCGTGAAGAAGGCAAGCGACGATAGGGAAACCTATACTGTATTCAATTATGATACTCGAAAGAGCGAAAATATTTCTTTCGTAGATATCCTTGACTTTGCCTTTTGGGATGAAGCGGGGGCAAAGGCCGTATCCGACAAGCTCTTGAATCGCTTGACTTTTCTGCTCGACATGGACGGGGATGCTTGTCTTGATGACTGGATTGCTCCTCTTTTGCCGTTCCTGAACATCGAATGCCCGAATTGCCAAGAGCGCGGATTTATTGACGTTTGGGACACGATTCTTGATCTTACTGTGAAGTATGAAGTAAATCAACCCGTTGAATCCTACTTTGAAAAGCGCAAAAAGGAGATCATGAAGGATATAATGGATCTCTACTGTGGTCACAAGGTAGAATCTGTGTACAAGTACAGTGACATAGAAAAGGTTCCTTGCCTCCATGATCTCCTTCCCGACCTGCATATCGGAGATATCTTTGCTGGCTCATGGGGCTACAATATGACCATTCCCCATATTTTCCAGATAGTTGCATTCTCTGATTCTGGGAAGTGCGCTATCATGAAGCAAATACCGTACCAGCCAGATCCCGAAAGCCCTTTCTCTGGGACAGGAAAAATTCAAGGTCTGGAAGCAAGTACCATAGCTTATATCCGGGAAGAAGCAAAGAAAAACGGCGGCTTTAACCCTAAGAAATTCATAAGGAAAAAGATTCAGGTGACAAATGGTGTTGCATATCCGCAGTACTATATCGCAACCAGCAAAACAACCCTGTTCAAGGCGAATGACGGGGATGCAATCCCCTATAACCTTGTGGATTAATTCAATTTTCAATAAGTAAATCAATTATTCAATTACTAAATCACGTCAATACGATTTTTCTACATGAAAAAGTATTGACGTGATTTAGTAATTTCTGTATTGTGTCTTTGTTGGCAACGGGGAATATTCCTAGACATCTAAAAAAGAGGTTACTATAATGTTTATTAAAGATTTGAAGGACGGCGTTGTTTTTCGCGTTGAGGGTGATATTCCTGCGGAGTTTAAGGGCGGTGATATTGTCAATGCTTGCGATCGTGTGGAAGGTAACTCTTGCGTAGGCTTGACTAGCGTAAAGATTAGCCGAGCTAAGGGCCTCCCCCGTGGCTGGAAAACTATGTGCGATTGCTACGTAGCGCAATGGGACGGCCAGCACAGTATCTTTGTTTTTGTCGAAAACGAGCCCATTTTCCCGGACTGGTATTAAAAAGGTAGGTCGCGAATATGAAAAGTTCTTCTGAGATTGTTATGTCGCACATAGACGGCGTTATGAGGGATTGCGCTAAGGGCAACTTTAGCAACGATTTTGCTATTCAAAAAATTAAGGCTGTGGTAGAGGCATATACCGTATATAAAAACTGTCTTGCAAAGGTAGAGGGTGTAAAGGACCGTGCCGCAATGATTCGTGCGGAACTGAGGGAAGTAGAAAGAGACTTTGACGCGGAGTGCCATGAGCGCGACGACGCGCTTGAGGCTCTTAATTCCATGCTTGACGGTATATAACGGATTCTAATAAAACGGGAAATTTCTATTTCCCGTTTTAAACTGGACTCGTTATAACAGCCTTTGAAAATCTAAAAAAAAGAGGTTATTCTATTATGGAAAGTAGATTTTTTGGTCGTCGGTTCTCCCCCGTCAGTACTTTGCACATGATTAAAGAATACAAGGGAATGCGTTCCTATCATGAGAAAACGCCAGATAGGAAAAACTATATTCAGGGGCTAGGCGTATATATTGGAGATCCGTTTGCTAAGGGCAACTCCAAACTTGCAAAAAATATTCTTATATTTGACTTGCTTGCTGTTGATACGTGCCTGAACTGCGCCGATTGTGCGGGGTTTTGTTATGCTCGGAAGGCGCAACGGCAATATGCCCCAACTTATAACAAACGGCTTTTCCATACGTATCTTGCCTTCAATGATCTTGTGTGTCTTGAACGTATCACATCGGATTCATTGAAAAAGTCCGACCGTCCTTTTGTGCGGATTCATTCCTCTGGTGATTTTGTTTCACAAGCGTATGTCAATATGTGGAAACGGATAGCCGATAAATTCCCGAAAAAGCGTTTCTACTTTTATACGAAAGTGTCAGAAATTTTTGACTTTTCGGAATTTGTGGCGCTTCCCAATGTGAACATGGTCGAATCTGTGTTGCCGGATGGATCTATCAACTTTGGGGATGAATCCTACATTCAGGAGAAAAGTCAAATATTTGGCTATCATATATGCCCATATGGTAGGGAAGGCTATGCCCCGGTTCACTGCGGGGATGAGTGCACGCTTTGCATGGAAAAGCCGCATATTTTGTTTAAACTGCATTAATTCAGATAGTTAAAGGCGGAAGGGATCTACCCTTCCGCCTGTTAGTCGTTTCTTTGTATTACATGATGCAAGGGCTCTTTTGCTATATCTGTATCAGATATTCTATAAATGGATTCTTGTATCTTGTGGTGTAAAGAAAGACTTCTTTATACGTGCATGAGCATAGATGCAGCATGAGCATAGATGCAGCATGAGCATAGATGCAGCATGAGCATAGATGCAGCATGAGCATAGATGCAGCATGAGCATAGATGCAGCATGAGCATAGATGCAGCATGAGCATAGATGCAGCAT